AGTGAGATATCAATACATCGAGACGCATATGCAACCGACTTGTCTGTAGGCTCCATATGGGATAGCTTGCCTTATACCGCCAAAGAATTGACGGAGCATCTGGAATCTCAATTCGATGAGAACATGAACTGGGATAACCATGGCCAACTTAAGCCCGAGCGGTATACTTGGCAAATTGATCATATTAGGCCTCGCACTGATTTCGAGTATACCACCTTGGGTGACCCTCAATGCCAAGAATGCTGGTCTTTGGATAACATGCGACCGTTGAGTGCTAAGGAGAATGTGCTTAAGGGAAATGGGTCGGAATAAAAAATCTGGGAAAAAAAATTTCTGGTTCAATTTCTGGTGATTTCAACATCTTGGACCTATTTATATGAGGATAGGAGATCCCATAATGAAAATTACAAAACAAAGCCTTCGACGACTGATTAAGGAAGAGACCAGCGCACTTATTAAGGAGATCGGGACATCGCGGCCGGAGATGACCGGCGCCGGTGGCCCACAACGAAGGAAGCGCGGATCCGGAGGTCCGCACGTAAGTGAACCGCTCTCCTACATCAAGCGCGACCCCGACGGCAGCGCTCAGATATCGGTGGGGCCCCGAGGCGAGCACGCGTCGTCCCTTCAGACATCAGCCTCTGCCCGAGTACAAGCCAAAATACAGCCCCTCATTGATGACGCGATCCACACGCTGGATTTGTTGCTGAGTGAGGACTGGTTTCTCGATCATTTATCCCCGGAGGACGTCACAGCCACGCGCGTGGCCTTCAGCGCTTTGCACAACTGGGGAATCACCGGCGGGGACGACATCCCTTAAGAGACCATAGGTATTTAACAAGGAACCAGCACAGTGAAAAAAAACAGAAAAAGAATTGACCCCCGCTATTTCTTGGAAGAAACAGCTATACGTGATGATTTGGATGATACACTGACGCCCCTAAGCGAAGTTGTCGAAGACTCAGACCTTGGCGATGTGTTGGCTCCGCCCGGCTTAAACAAGAAGATGGATCAACTCCGACGAACAGCGGGCCTAGGCCGCGGCAAAGTGCAGGATTCTGGCCAATCAGAACCAGAAGCGGAAGCGGAAGAAGATTTATCTATTGAGGACTTGGCCGAAGATTTATCTATTGAGGACTTGGCCGAAGATATAAGAGATATGATAGAAGGTAAAATTAATGATATTATAGATGATGCTGAACTTCATAATTATCTTATGGAAGTAATTGAACTTCTTAGGGAAGACACATATACTTTAGGACAAAAATAATCACGGGGTGAACTGATGAAAATAACAAAACAACGACTAAAACAAATCATTCGAGAAGAACTCGAAAACGTTCTTTTAAGCGACGGAGTCCAGAGTATGGGCGACCGCGAGGTGTGGGCCCCAGATGAAGAGGGATATGGTTACCCCTCCGACACGGGCCCTGAAGGCCGGATTGCCAGGATTATAGACGACGAGGACTTGGATCCCGAGACCGGGGCACGGAAAGGTCATGCACGTAAAGCTGCAGGAGCTCTCGCCGCGATGCGCGGCAGGAAGTCGGCGCCACGTGTTCGACGTCCGATCCTAGACATCGACGCTGCCATGGACACCGGTCCCTCGGGCGCTTCGGATCGGGGAGCGCACGCTCGTCGGCGCCACCGTGAACGTGAGCGCGATGCCGCCGGCGGGACAGGTTTTATTCCAGATGAAGATTTGCACCCGGACAGCCGCCCGGGATACGTGGATCCTGCTGTAGACAGAAAAGCTAAAGCCAAGGCAGCTGCGCGCGCAAAGATGCAGGCAAACATGGCGCAAGCGGTCAACAAGGCGAGGACGAGGCGGTGGGCGAGGGAGGACGAGATGGCGGCGTTCCGCGCGGAGGAGGAGGCCGACCGCGAGAACTGGCCATAATGAAAATCACCAAACAACGACTAAAGCAAATCATCCGAGAAGAACTTGAAAACGTTTTTGAGGAACAACGCCAAGACGTACGCCAAGACCCTTCCGGGTTGATGCAACCGGACTACGACGAAGATGAGGAATCGACGGTGCGCAAGCGCAGGGTCGAAGACGTCCAGAAATGGCTCGGGGTCCCGATAGATGGAGTTCTAGGTCCGACAACGCGAAAAGCCATAATGAAATTTGAGAGACAGTCAGGCCTGCGGCCGTGGGGTGAGCTTAACGATCAGGTGTATAATATGATCGACCGCGCCCACGGCGATTTCGAACGCCGCCGTACGGATCGAGCGTGGGAGCGACAGCAGAGTGCGGAGAAGATGGCGACGAAGATGGCGTCAGCGCCGCTTGAAAGGGCCGCTGACACAATTGCTAATCTCACCGGTGCCAACAAATCACGCTTTATCCCAGACGCGGATCTGCCTGACAGCGCAGTGCCTCAAGGTGCGAAGAGAAAGTTGGCCCGCGCAAAATGATGAAGATCACAAAACAACGACTAAAGCAAATCATTCGAGAAGAGATCGAAGCTCTAACAGAGGATGAATGCGGCAAAAACGATAACGATTGCCGAGAAAAAGCACGTGCCAAAGCTGCCCGGGAAGAAGGGCGCGACGCGAAATATGAAGTGTCAGAGGCGCGCCAAGGAGGTGTGATGATGCCTAATTCAGTACTTAAAAGCCTAGGTTTGGGTGATAAATATATGCATGACGATGAAGATATGTTTCTCCCTGTGAGTGATTCTGATCTAGACTCGATACCTGATCGCTTGAGAAGAAAGTACGGAGGAAAGAGATAATGAAACCAACAATCGCACAATTACGACAGCTAATCCAGGAAACTCTGACTGAGACAAGCTGGGATGTGAATATTGGCGCTATCGGGAACCTCCAGCATCAAAAAAACGTGGCCGATACACTCCTGGGCCGTGAGCATGGTGACATAACGCTTAGAGAAGCTGCTGAAGCACTTTATAAACGATGGAACCCGGACGGTAGCGACGACCGTCTAGCTTACCAATATAAAATAGAACTGGGTGAAATACTCGGTATTGAAGACTGATTAGTTAACTAACTAAAAGAAACATTATATAATGAAGCTATCATGTCGGTAGTATTTCGTACTTCTCTTTTTGTTGTTTTTGTGCTCCTCTTTCTAGGAGCCTGGAAAGAATACAACATCGCCACTAACGAGTTCGTTGAAGCCGTCTGGTATATGTCAGGCGTCATCTCTCTAGTCGGCTTTTCTTTAAACCTTAAAAGTCCTGACTAGTCTGATTATTATAAGATGCCCATTTTATTTACAAAAAACGGCAAAAACGTACTTTTTATCCACATCCCCAAAACCGGTGGCAAATCTGTGATTGACGCCTTTGGCGCAGCAGGGTGGGACGTCCCTCCCGGGCGGTTCGATCAAGTTCAAACACCTGTACATTTGGAGTTTGGAGGTAACCAAGGCTGGGGCTCTCATTTGGCACTTAAGGATGATAAAATTTTGTTGTCGTGCGGGGGGCGGGCGAACACCCTTCTCCCTAGCCGGATGCACCGCTATCTCCGGGGGATGCACCCTGATAAGGCGAAACCTTTACATATTGACGAGGTCTTTACCGTCGTACGAAGTCCTCATTATCGTCTTCGGTCAACTTGTATGCGCCACATACGGACCCGGCATATCCCCACTTTAGACTTAGCAGCTGAAAACATAATCAACGAATGTAAGGTTAATCGGCATCATCTCGATAACCACACACGACCCCAAACGGAACTCTTGCCAGATCTGGAGCTTGCAAAAGAGATAAGTTTAAAAGTGTATAAATTTGAGAGTATTTCTCACCATAAGGAAATAGCACTTCTAGCTGGTCACACGGGTACATGGCCCCGCGTCGGAGCTGATTTATATTCTATACATTCTATACATTCGGAAATAATGTTTAGTGAGCCTGTTCTTGAGCTTATTTATGATTTTTATCGTGAAGATTATGAAAGATACGGATATTTAAGATACTTATTATAAGATGTCTGATGATAATGACGATCCTGTTGATAAGCTACGAAAGCGACTGATCAGATCGATGCGATCGGGTGGTTATACCGATTATGAAATCGAATCTAGAGCCGTCGCCCTGGAGTTTTTGTATACTACTTTTGTGCGCTCCGGAAAGAACCATTGGCTATCAAAACAGATACACTATCTCGTACGTCCCGACACCATGAGCAACGATGAGTGGGTTGATTATTTAGATATCAACTGGAAATTGATTGGGTTATACGACGATGATAACAAAGAAGACATAAATTGATGTCAATGTATGACTACTTCGGAGTAATGGTGCCTCATCCTCGCCACATGACATACATAACAAAAAAAAATATTGAATTGGTAAACTGGGGGGGTACAGATATAGACGTGCACCAAATTTTATATAATTATGATCAGCAGGGCAAAAGGACAGAAGGTCTTCTGGTTACAAGCTTTGATCTACCTGCACACGAAAAAAAGAAGCACGCTAACCGCTATAAAGGGGATTTATATATTCGCGCTCGTACTAGTGCTTTAGGTCTGTGGGAGATTACCATGCAGAACGTACATATTAAAGAACTAGGCCGTCAGTGTTTTTGGTTTGTCTACAGTGAAGCAGTAAGTCATCGTATTTTAGAGAAACCTCAAAAATAACGTGTTGTGAGATCCACTTAGTCTAGTTAGACACTATTTATATATTGTAGTGATGTCTTTTCTCACCAATATGTTCGCTAGCGTACAACAGTTCCTGGTATTTGTAATATTCCTACTCAGTATTGCCACCTGTACCACGAGTTGCACAACAGTTCAAGATTGTAGCAAGTTTAGTTCTTATGCAAAATGTCGGTGCATTAAAAAGAATGGGGACGTTCAGCGCTACAAAAAATGCCATCAGGAGGCCTCTGAAAAAGTGAAAGAGGGAATGCGAAAAGATTGTTGGCGCCGTTGTTATGACGATTGTGAGAAGTGTGAGGAAATCTAAATGAAGACAAAATTAACGATTGAAACTGTAGAGCAAGAGACACTAATAGTGTTATTGGAACGTTGTTTAGCCAGCACTGGACGAAGAGCAGCCAAGGAAATAACAGACGTAGCTCAACTTAATCAAATTTTAGCCGACAAAGGACTTATCGATGCATTTGATGGAGAGCCCTCGGATAAATGTACGCCCGAACTTAAGGACGCCATTAGAAAGTTTCAACAGACACATTGGGAGGCTCACCCCTATAGTTGCAAGGGCGGCTGTGACCTTTGTGACGGTATAGTAGGAACAGAAACAGAGACCAATCTTCTAGACAATACTCTGGAGCTTTCTGCGCCGTGTGAGAAAGAAGACCGAGCAGCCAAACTCACAGATTATCCGAAATCAGATCTTAAAGGTATGATTGCGGCGGCAGCGGCCCGGCATAACCTACCTCCTCATATTGCGCTGGCAACGGCTCAAGCTGAGTCTGGAGTTAAAGCGTTAAGACCCACCGGTTCTCGTGATGGTCAAACATTTTACCCAATGGGTATACAGCTTAACCGAGGAAGATATGTTGCTAACAGAGTGATGAAGCTGGGCTTGACTGATGAAGAAATAATTGAATTGCTTCTTAACCCTGAATCGCAAATCGAATTGGCTGTTGCCGAATTGGCTAGAGGGTGGAAACGCCACCGTAAGGACCCGTTTGGCAATCCTGACGAGGCCATGAGAATTTTTTGGGCTGTTCCCGCGGTTGCGAAGCGGCGTGCCAAGGGTGACCCGGATTGGATGAGTGGGTGGTCGGGGAGTGTTCCCTGGTCTAAGCGATTACGACGGTGGAACAAGATAATCGATCGATACAAAACAGTGTAGTAGAATAGTTTGCTATTTTAGAATTTTAGATACTATTTATGTTAATGCCGTTATATAAAAGTCGAGAAGGGGAAAACAGATAAATGAGCGCTGAAAAAACTGTTAAGCTATTTAGAGAAAATATGCTGCAAGAGGCTGCCAAAGAAGGTTTTTATAGAAACAAAGGCAAAGGAAGCTCAGGCGATTTTAAATTCGTCTGGGTGACTCCCGAAGGTACAGAGAGTTCTTTTAGTACCGAATATGTGGAAGAGCAGTATATGGACCCCGGTGCGTGGACCGGGGACTGGCAAGAACCTTCTGGCGATGTCAAGGACGGAATATTACGTTATTATGCGCAACGCTACGGCCCCGCAGATGCAGACGAGGTGCTCAAGGATCTGAAGGGTCTATACACACACACTGGGCCCACCAGGGATCCCGAAGAGTTTATCCCCTTCTCCGCCGCCCGGTCGTCGGACTCCGGGCCCGGATCGGGAGGTGATGTTAGCCCCGCCAAAAAGAAGAAGAAGGTGAAGAGGCGCAGACGCCGCGCAGGCGTACGATTTACTGGTGCTGGCACGAAAGCACTGCGCGGAGGAGGCATTAAGGTCTTGCAACAATTACTTTTCGCCCTCGGGTTTGGCGGCAAGAATGAGAAGAAGTTTGTAGATGGTATAAACGGTCCTAACACACTTAAAGCCCTTAGAGCTTTCCAAAAAACCCATAAAAAACCAAATGGCGAGCCGCTTCAAGTCGACGGTGTCGTCGGTAAGAACTCGGCGCCGGCTTTACTCGACGCCGCCGAAGGGGGCGCCGTGGCGCAAGATGAGCGCGACGACGTGGCGATCGCACAGTGGGCGGCTAAGGCCCGGGCGCCTAGGGGCGCCCCTTCCACAGCGGCGCAACGCGCCGATCTCCCCTGGGACGCCGAGGACGAGGCGATGAAGACGTGGGAGGCTTGGCTAGCCAGGCAGCCGGATCCTGAAGTAGGCCGCCTACCAGTGGGTGGTGTGGATCCTAAGGTACAGAAGAGAATGCAGGACAGGGCTTTCCCGCCGGGAAGCGCAGGGTACAAATCGTGGCAAGTCCTTGGTGATGATCGTTTTATACCGGACGATGAGGCTGCGGCGGCTGAGAAGCAGGCCGCCTTCGCCGCGAGATTGGAGAAGGAGAAGAAGTATCGTGATATGGACTGGGATATAGCAGAAGGAACTTTACAAAGGAGAAACAAGAAAATGGTTAATCAAGAGCAATTGCGTGAGCTAATTAAAGAGGCTATCGCGGAGGCAGATCTAGATCTTCTGGAACTGTATAAGACCCAGCACAAGGCCCAAGGGAAGATAAACGAGAAGGTTAAGTACTTCTGGGAGGACGATGACGAGGACGAAGAGGAGACTAGTGCCGAGATCGAGGCCGCAGTCGACAAGGGAGGGCGTGCCAAAGAGAAGAAGTTCCGCCCCCGTTCGCCAACCGGGGGAGATACTGTTGATTTAAAAAAGAGCCATGACAAGTTAGCCTCAGCATTCCGTGGAGGCTCACACTCCTTGGCCGACGACGACAGCCCGTTTGTGCCGTTTAAACCGAAGGACGATATCGCACATGCAATGGTGGAGCCCCCCAAAACGCGGAAGAAAAGGCGACGTGCACGAGGAGTGCGCTTCGCCGGCAGAAAAGCTAAGAAGTCGGTCTTTGGCGTCGAGGGATTACAAGAATTGCTTTTCGGCCTCGGGTTCGGTGGCGACGACCCGGAGAAGTTTGTAGATGGCAAAAACGGACCGAGTACACTTAGAGCTCTTATAGCTTTTCAAAAAACCCAGAAAAAACCAAACGGCAAACCACTCAAAGCCGACGGTGTTGTCGGTTCGAATACTGCTAAAGCGCTCAACCGGGCGGTGGACGTCGGCGCCGACGAGGTCGTCGCCAGCCAAGATGCCGACGACCTGGCGCAGTTAGCCACCACACTCAACGCCGAAGATGATGCGAAAGCGGCTGACAAGGCCGCGTTCAGTGCAGAGATGCAGGCGCGCGACCGGCAACGAGAGTTCGCTAAGCGCAAGAAGGCCGCCCCCGCCGTCGCTAAGCTCCCCGGAAGCCCCGGGGCCACGGGCGTGACAGCTGAGAGTCTCAGGAAAGATCTTCTAGAGGAAGCTTGCGGAGTACCTGCAAAGCGTTATAGGATAAAACGACGTTAGGTTCTAATCTATGTGCCTCATTTGTGTTGAAATGGATAAACAACGCCTTTCTTTCCAAGACGCTTGGCGTAATTTCAAAGAAATGAAACCGCGCCTAGAAGAGGAACACAAAAAAGAGGTGAGACAAAAGATCATCGACAAGATGGTTGAAGAGAGGTCCAAGAGGAAAAAAGATGAAGATAACTCTCGATCTTAAAACACTCGTTACTCTAGGTGGTATCCTAGCTATGCTTAGTGGGTTTGTATATACCACTACTCTCCGCTTAAACAATATCGAAGAGCAGGTAGATAGTCTCGAAGAACGTCAGGACGCGTCTGAACGGCGCGCCCAAAGAAAAGTTCGCACCCACAAGAAGGCCAAGTAGCTAAAATTCATATTTCTTATGTGTTAAACTAAGAAAGAGAAGTTTAAGTAATTCGTAACTAATTATTATCATGAACAATAAAGCTCTATTCACCGGATGGCGGACTTTTTTAAACGAAAGTAACAAATCTGTTGATATGGACGAAAAGATTGTCAAAAAAGCTATTTTAACAGTGCTCCCTCACGCTGATATCCGATTTATGAGAGTCATCGGTTCATCCGCTTTAGATGATCATGGATATGCATTGCAAAGTCTGGCGAAGCACGGAGAAATGCCCGATATGGCCCCCGACATCGACATTCAGGTAGAGGTGGCTGGGATATCTAATGAGGACGTCGAAAAATGGGCTTTTTCCAATCAAGCCGAAGAGCTAGACTTCACCTATAATTACGATGTCCAATTGCGGATTGTCAATAAAGATGACGAACCAAAAGTCACAAAACTCAGAATATTTGATTTTGATGATACCCTAGCGATCACCAAAGAAGCCGCACATGTGCGCGATAAACGCACTGATGAAATTATTAAAACTATTACGTCTCAAGCAGAACTAGAGGAATATAGCAAACTGGCTGATGACGTTAAAGGGGAATACTACCTAGATTTTGAGGAGTTCACAACAGTAACCGACCCAGAAGAAATTGAAGATATTACAAACATCTTAAAAAACGTAGTTAGCGCCGAGGAGCAAGATCCTCAGCGGATTATTATGGTTTTGACGGCGCGCCAACAAGAGGCAGCCGAAGGTATTGAGGAGTTTTTGAGCGATATTGGTATAGACTCCAAGTATATTGACATAGTGGGAGTTGGTGATAAGATTTTGGAACCAGGCGAACAACTAAGTGATCTGGAGAAGAAAGAGCGATTAGTGCCAGCCGAGGAACGAAAGGTTAGTAAAATCCGGGATATTTTACGAACAAACCCATCCGTTAGAGAGGTGTTATTTTTTGATGATTCCGTGTTGAACTTAGCGGCCGTGCAGAAACTGAACGACACTGAATATCCAGATATTAAATTTATCCTTAAAAAGATAACGCATACCCCTCAGGGTCTCCGGGTGGGGCGTATCAAGGAAGCAGCACGAGAGGGCGAGATTCAAAGGAAATACGCACAAACATGGGCAAAGGCGCTGAAGATCGGGGACATGGGAGGCAACCGCCATCGCGAGACTGGTATACAAAAAAGAAGCGCGCACAAAGGACCCAGTGCTCCTCCAGGGCTAGCTGAGGCTTCCGGAGACAAGGTAGGTGATTCGGTTTTGGTAGCGATATTCGGCCCCTCGGGGTGTGGCAAGTCACAAATGAAGAAAGCTTTTAAAAATATGGGCTTCGACGAGATTAAATCATTCACGACTCGTGGGCGCCGAGGCGGGTCTGACCAGGATATTGAATATGACTTTAGGTCCCTGGATGATTTTTTACGACAACTTCAGGACGGTAACCTTGTTAATGTCAACCAGTACAACAATAACTGGTATGGAACACCGGTTGAAACCATTGAAGAGAGCCAAAAAGCTGTGTTATTGACAGATATCAGTAGCTTACAGCACCTCAATGATGTGGTTACTGACCTCGAAAAGACGATTTTGTTTGTCTATTGTCCTGCCCCTCCGCTTAAGGACCTAATTGCAAGACACCGGGCGCGTTTAAAAAGCGGTGAGTATAAAACGCAGGATGAATTTAAAGAAAGACTGATGACAGCAGTGGATGAAGCTGAGTCAATGGATCAGTTAGTGACTAGTCTAGGTCAATCTCTTCCCATCTACGATTTTGAGGAGGCAAAAAAGGCCCTAGGTCTTTAGAGGTGTTAAAATGAGTATCAATTTCAATAAAAGATGGAAGGAACATCTGAAAAAAGAGTCTTTATTTGAGTATAAGAACATATTTGACCCTCATGAACCCGATCCTATCTCCATTACAACCTTCGATGTCCACGATCACCTAGAATCGAAGATTTGGTCACCCAATCAACGCCTCAACCCCTCGGTTAAAGAGAAATTGCTCCGAATTGTAGGCGATTTTATGGAAGATGTCGAGTTGGACATTGAAATAGTCGATATTATCATCACGGGTTCCATTGCAAACTATAATTGGACAAAATATTCGGATATTGATATCCATGTGATCATAAATTTGCGTGATTTGGACCATGATATCGGTTTGGTGAAGGATTTGCTTCGACAAAGGCAAACTAATTGGAATTTGACCCATGAAATCATGATTTTCGACCACGAAGTGGAGATTTACATGCAAGATAAGGATGAAAAGCACATTGCAACCGGAATTTACTCAATTTTGAGTGATCGATGGCTTGTTGAGCCGACTTTGGACAAACCAAACGTATCTTTAGGCCCAATTGAAGAAAAAGTGACTCGTTTAGTGGAACATATCGATAAAGTGCAGGATTTATACAATGATCGCCTTTATAATCAAGCTTTTGACTTTGCAGGGCGCATAAAACGCAAAATTCGCAATATGAGACGCTCCGGACTTGAAAAAAACGGAATATTCTCCACAGAGAACCTTGCATTCAAATATTTGAGAAATAGCCAATATTTAGACACTTTACACGAGTATTATACGATGTCATACGATAAAATGATGGGTTTGAGCGATAAAACGGTCCCAACACAGTATATTCCAGGAAATGTTCCTGACGGCTGGGATGCGTAGATAAAAACGCTTTTTAACGTTTAATCTGCTTCAATTTTGTGTCATAATAAGATATAAACTGAGGAGTTGGCATGATTGCAGACGTAGTGGTAGATTTACAGTATGGGGACTGCGGAAAAGGCAAAGTAACACACTATTTATGTAAAACAAACAACTATACGCATGTAATCAGATACAACGGAGGATGCAATGCAGGACACACTATCTACCACAATGGTAGAAAAGTTGTTACTCATCATATTCCTGCCGGTGTTTTTTTTGGCATTAAGTCCATTATTGGTCCTGGTTGCGTTGTCGATCCCCATCAATTTTTTGAGGAAATCAAGACTTTGGAAGATATTGGAATTCCGGCGCGAGATTTGGTCTATATCGCTAAGAATGCGCATGTTATCACTCGCGATCATTTGCGCGAAGATGGAGTCGATCGTACCATCGGTACCACGAAACGCGGAAACGGGCCTGCCTATCGTGACAAATATAGCCGAAAAGGGAAGAGAGCAGAAGAAATCGATGCGTTACAGAGTTTTATAATTGATATTTACGAGGAATTGCATAACAATGAAGCAGAAGTTAAGATCCTTTTTGAGGGCGCACAAGGTTTTGGACTCGATATTGACTGGGGCGATTACCCTTATGTTACTTCCTCTCATTGCACTACAGCTTCTGCACTCCTTAATGGTGTCCCGCCGCAATCGATCAGGCATATCTACGGAATAGCTAAAATGTATGAAACATATGTGGGTGCTAAAAGATTTGAGCCCAAGGATCCTATATTCGAAAAAATTAGGACTGAAGGTGAGGAATTTGGTGCGACGACAGGCCGGGCGCGGCAGTGCAACTGGATGAACTGGCAGTTGTTAGAGAAAGCCATTCGAATCAATGGAGTAACGGATCTTGTTATCAACAAAATTGATGTTTTAGAGGAAGTGGGCCAATGGAGCGTGTATGACAATGATGTTAAGAAGGATTTCCAGACCTCAGATGATATGAGGGAGTGGTTAACCACCAGAACTCAAAATTTAGGTGTGAAAAATATTAATTTTTCTGGGAATAAGGAGCGAATTTAACTATTTAAGGTGAGGGTTTATATTTTTGACTCACCGCAATGAATATTACTAATCACACAGAAAGTAATCTCGATGAATTTATCGAAGTTGTGAAGCGCTTTATGCCTTTTGCACAAAAGCAGATTGGCTTCAACAGACCTCCTACAATCGACCTGATCAGCGATTCTCAAAATGCTCAAAGCATGATGGGAAAAACTGCATTTTATGATCCGGCGGAAGTAAAAGTTGTGGTGTATATTGACGGACGCCATCCAAAGGATATGCTGCGCTCCATTTCACACGAATTGGTGCATCACGCACAAAATTGTAATGGTGAATTTGATAACAGCAGACCATTAGGTGAAGATTATGCACAGACTGATCCGCACCTCAGGAATATGGAAGAAGATGCAAATTTACGAGGCAACATGTGCGTTAGAGATTTTGTAGACCAGAAATTACATTTAGAAGAATCTAAAAGGAGAACTAAGAACATGGTTAATGAAAAGCAATTGCGTGAGGCAATTAGAAAAATTATTATCGAAGATATGGATGTAAATGACACTCCATATAACCGCGATGATGAGCTCCCCGGTGATGAGTTAGAAGTAGAACTAGGGAGTGAGGAAGAGGCCCCTGGCTATAGTCTAGGCCCGAACGCAACGGCCGAGGAGATGCTCTCCCTAGTAGCTCGTTTTGTTGAAGAGCAAGGGATTGAGACGGCTCCTCCCGGGATGACCGACGCAGGAATTGCTGCTACAAAAGATTATCTTAAGGGAGATTGGCGCAGAGGTAAGAAGGTCTCTGCCGCTGAGAAAGACGCTGAAGCTGATTTTGCGGCCGCTAGCGATGCAGATGCAGAGGAAGAAGAGGCTGTCGTTGGCGAAGCACTCCTTAACTTGGTGAAAGAGGGCCGTCGTCGTCGCCGACGTCGTGCTGCAGCTTTAAAGGCCCAACGCGCTGGCCAGGAAGCAACTCCTGCTCCACCCGCGCCTGAGAAAGCTGCTCCCGCTCCAAAGGTGAAGAAAAAGAAAGTTGAACCGGCGCGCAACCATAGGCCTGATGTTGAGGAACCTAAGAAGGTTATCAAAGAAAACACAGATAAGGAGTGGTATGAAGGAGAACTGTTCTCCAAGTTGCGGAGAGAAGCGGTAAAATAAGGAATGTCGAATAACCTGACCCAAGATTTCATTATAGAAAACATTTCAGGTTCGAACGAGCAACATACTACACCAGATGATGTCCCGTTGACTGTCGCAGGCGCAAACCCCGCCAGTAAGGCCGCGGCTCCTATATTTCGTTTAGGAGTCCGGGGCCCCATTAACTTAAGATTACGACCTGCAGACACAGCGTATAAAATAACGGTAGGATAAAATTATTATGGATTTGAATAAAATGACTAGAAGGTTTATTTTAGGAGAAGGCAAGGATAAGAACATTACGAATTATATTCAAGCTTTACGTGAAACACTGAGCGCTCTTCAACCACGTACTCAAACCGATTATAGACGCTTAGAGATTGCCAAAGAACATTTGGTGGAAATCCGCAAGATTTCGCGACGGCTCCAGGAGCGTGTCAATCTTCTAGAAGAACAAATTGAAATCCTAGAAGAAAGCAAGAGGGGTTAAATTATGGGCGGCGCATATGGACACATGAATCACCCATTTGATCTGGACGCGGTCCGGACAGGTGAAGATCTAGTTAAGTTTTTTTATGATATCATCACATCGATTGAATCTAGTCCCGCCGCGCTAAAGCTGGACGGTGTTAACGCTTCAATCAAAGTAGTAAATGGCGATATCGATGGCCGACAGTTCGCAGGAGATCGAGGATCCAGCTATGAGGTAGACGTGAGCGGGATTACGAAGGCCCGTGTTGCTGAACGCTGGGTTGATAATCCGACGCATGGGATGATCGGTTCTTATCGAAAAGTACTAGACATATTCAATGCGTCTCTTCCTGGGATTAAGCACGAATTGCGACAACTTGGAATGTGGGACAACCCTTCGCGTTATTTCAATATCGAGTTCGTTGAGGTGGATGAAGAAGATAAAAGAACCAACGTAGTTGAATATGACAGAAGCTATATAGCGATCCACGGACTGGCTCAGTTCTATGAAAAAAGAGTGGTACCACGACCAGATAAGCAAGAACGTTCAGGATTTTCTACTGCAAGCCGCCCCGGTCTGCCACGACCAGAGATGGTCGACGATAATGGCGATCAGGTGCTTGACCGACGCGGAAATCCAAAATTAATACCTGACAAAGGTATCGCTATCCCCTATAATAAGGAAGTGCTAGAAACGTTAGTGCGAAAAATGCGTCCCATTGCAGCCAAACTTGGGTTTGATATATATTCTTCGATTCCAACTAAATATAAAACAGACACCCAAACCCCGGATGTACATAAAGAATTTGAGCGTGTATTAAATACACCTCTGGTCCTTTGTATTGACGAGACAGATTGTCCGGTTGACTTTAAATTAAAAGATTGGCTCAAAAGTGCGCATAACCCAAAAGGTATCAAAGGGATCAAAATAAAAACCAAGGCTGCAGCAGTCGACCCACTCAACAAAGACATTTATCTTTACGGGAAGGCTCAGAAGAAGTTATCTGATTTACTTGTCGACCCAGAACAGACAGTACATTATCCGGGGGTTGGGGAAGTTCCTGCGGTTCGTACGTTTGTGGATGGAATAGTTTTTTGGGAAGCTATTAAAAACTTAGGCCACGTCGTTAAGAGTTCACTAACTAGTGAAACATTTGGAGACGTAGAGAGTCAAGAAGGGATTGTCGTACGTGACAAAAGATTTGGAAGTACCACAGTACAGGATCCCAATAGTGGAGAATCTTTTGATATGCCGCTCGATGTAAAGATTACTGGTGAGTTTATTACACAAGGTTTGGACACTCCGTTCGGCAAAGTTACTGAAGCCACCGAACCGGTGTTGGCAGAGGGCCTCCTGGACTCGCTCGTTGATGAAATTCGAGCCGGCATGGGATATTTGCCAGACTGGGCCCAGACGGCAGCAATGATTTTTGATCCTACCGGGCTATCACAATGGCCGGCCGTGGAAGATGCATATGATGACTTTTCTGCCGATGACAGCACCGCCAACGCTACGGCATTGGCGGTTTCTATAGTTTTTGCCATTCCCATAGTTGGTGGCAGGCTCAAAGGCGCGAAGGCGGGCGCGATGGGTGTAAAAAGAGTAGCCGGAAGTGCCAAGTTGGCTAAAATGGCCAAAAAGATACCAGGCTTAGTACCGGCATTGGCGAAGGCCAACAAATTAATCCTCCCAGCTGGGCTATATTCTCTAGCAAAGGGGATAAGTAGTGCGTTGCCCACTGGGGATCCGATTGCCCAGGCATTGGCTAAAAACGCTGCAGCGCCTGGAGGAGTTCGCGCCGCGGCGTCTGAGGCGGACCAAGAGGCTAAGGAAAGGGAATTAGACAGCGCCGAAGAAGCCGGCAAAACTATCGCTCTATTCCCTGGCTCCTTCAAGCCACCACACCGTGGCCATGTAGCGGCATTAATGCAGTTAGCCATGGACCCTGCAATCAGCCTAGTACGTATCTTAGTGTCGAATCCCCAAGGGAAAGGTAGCATACGTGAAATAACCCCGGGCGTCGTATTGGGTGCTGAGGCAGCTGCAACCATATGGAGAAAAATAATTTCGAACTTAGACCTTCCAGAGGGTAAAGTTGAGGTTGAAGTGTCAGATGAGAACTCTCCCTTTCTTAGCGCACTGAAGTATGTAGAAGAGCCTCCACCGTCGGAAGGCGGCTTCGGGGCGCCCGTCGGGGCTACAATTGTTTTCGGGTGTGGGGACAAGGCCGATGCTGCTGGAATTTCTGATGTGAAAAGGTTTGACGCTGTCGATAGTATCAGTAGCAGTGGTAGAGTTAGACCGGATTTAAAACTAGCCAAACGAGCTTGCAAGTTAGATGATACCCACAGCGGCAAATACATGTCGTTGCTTGACCGAGAGAGTAACCGTAGAATCAGGGATGGTGTACCAAATAAGACGTCCGAAAATGATCCGTCGGAAGACTTCCATGCATCTGACTTTAGATATTTTCTGAAATTGTACATGAATCCTGCCATAGGGCCGCATAGCAAGAGAGTTGTGAGAGAATTATTGAAAGACTTTGTACCGGAACCAAAAGAGGACAACATCAACAGTATAGTCGACACCCTCTCAGATGTTAATAGTTCAATGCCGGAAGAAGAAGAAATTGTGGCCACAGAATCTAAAAAAAAACTCAATATGCACTACCTATTTTCTTTGGTTGAGGAAGTCATTTCTGAGATCTCGGGGATGGGAGGTGGCAGCGTAGCTGGTTATGCCGGGCCCGTATACAAGAGAGACAAAAAGAAGAAAAAGAAAAAAGAAGAAGCTAATATTTACAAACTAGAGAATATAGAGGATACTATAACTAATATATTAGAAACTGAATACTAATTATATAATATAGAAAAGAGGACAACGTCAATATGACTAATGATGAAAAGGTATTAAGAGAGCATGTTCAGAGAGCTATCAAATTGGTATTTGAAAGAAAGGCTATAGCTAAAGAGTTGTTATTACAAGAAGAGATCACTCTTCGACAACTTATTCGACCTTTAATTTTAGAAGAGACCACAGCTGCAGCACATATTTTGAAAGAAGAAAACAAGATACGTGGACTAATCCGTACGTTATTACTCACGGAAGCTGAATCACTCGACGATGACGCCCGGCAGCGCCGAAGCACTGGTATTAATGCACTAGCAGATATTATGAAAAAATTAGTTGCTGATCTCAAAGTTGGTTATACAAGTCTTACTACCAGTACAGAACAACGAGACTCCTTCAGAGACCACATCCTGGCAGCGATCGAGGATACCCTAGGTACCGTGATGCCGTACGGTATACCAGAAGAGTTGGCAGACGATGCACTGGGGTCTGCGTTAGCCGAGGCTCAGTTCGGCGTAAAAATTGATCAAGAACTATTGGGCGATGATATCAAGGATCCTGAAGAGGATGCCCCTGAAGAGAAGCCCGAAGCAGATAGCTATCCAGAGATCGAAGGTTCTGAGCGGACCGGTAGAAACTTTAGTTCCGAGACATTCAGACGCATTGAGCCAACGATTGTTAAGGCTTATAAAAATTTAGCGGACGTTAGTGATCGTCAGGATTTTTATGAATATTTACTTGATAATGTTACTAAATATTTTGAACGGTTTGAGACTGAGATGACTGCAAATTTAGATTCCCCGGAGTATGCTGATAACATGTCTGATATCCAACAAGACACTCAGGACGCCACCGGGGGTACCCCCCCGGGCGTTTAGTGTTGTGGATACCGAGAAAAAAGAGCCGCTCAAAATACCAACGGGTGTCTTTAAGTAAACTGCTGAGAAGCAAGAAGAAGACTACAGTAGAATTTGAGGTGATGCTTAACCAGCTTAAGTTAGAAGAGATTATTGGTCTTAAGTTAGAATTAGCTAGCCGTAGTATCGGAGGTAAACTTTATGGTCTTCCGGTAGTCCGTGCAATGACGTCTATTGCACAAGAAGCTTCTTTATACTATGCGCTCTCAGCAGCTGCATCGAAAAGAGAAGCCGCGCGATTCCTAGGTCTTAACAAGGTAGAATTCGAAAAATTAGTAAAAAAGTACAATTTAATCGATTATTTTAGCGAACAGCTTGACAAATGATAGAAATAGTATATACTTATAGTATACATGGGACGGAAGAATATTAACAAATAACCTCATTGTCTATAACGAGGGCAAAAATTACACAAATAGAAGATAGGCTGGCGATCCAGACAGTGAGGATGTTTGGGCCTCCCATGTTTTTTTAGGGGACGAAAAGGATTCGACAAGGTATCAAAAACATTACATGCAAGACAGAGGGAAGCGTTGGTCTCTGTAAAAACGCTTAAAAACTTAAACGCCAATATTGACGTTGAAAACGCTGTAGCACTAGCTGCTTAAGCAGGGGTCGCTAGCAACCTTTTAACCAAACGCTAGCAAAAAGCAGTTTCTTCTTTCTGAGGTAAAAAAGAAGCTCTGGTAGCGGAGACTAAAGCAGTTTTTGTTTAACTTTTCTGCGTAAAAAAGGTAAACTAATCTTGTGAACGACGTAATGTTCGAAATATTTTGGACCCGGGTTCGACTCCCGGCGTCTCCACCTGAAGCGGATAATAACAAAAGGAACTTAAATGACTAATACGGAACTCAAAAAGGAACTCACGGTAGTTCAAAAGGATTCACGGAACCTGCGCACCAGCGTGAGCGAACTTCGCGATGAATTGGCGACCCTGCGCGGTGAACTTAACACGACGCGCAGCATGATCCGACAGGATATGGAGGTTTTAGTGAAAGAGATGGAGAAGAGGAGAATCCTCTAGTTGACATATAAAAATAGAGAAAAAGCGCCCTCGGACGAGGAGGGCCCTCGATGGGATATTAGTGGCCGCCAAGAAACTTACGAAGGCGCGGTGGCTCTCAAAGAGACAATTGAGATTAACTCTGATCACTTGAATGTAAAAATTCACAAAGTGAAGGGGCAGTTTGTAATTAAGACTAGGGAGAAGCCTCCAGAAGACATCCCCTCTGATACACGCCCGAAGCCTCGGAACAAAAAGAGGCGAAAGAAGCGAAAGAAGCTGTGAACGAATGTTAACTTGGACTCAGAACACTCAGCGACTAGGCTCGGACTCTGATCCCAGCACGGATGAAAATGAGTCTAAAGATCGTGTGGAGACTATGAACAACAGGATATATTTCTATTCGGAAGTTAACCGTGCAAAAATTTTAACTTTGAATAAAAAGATCACATCCCTAAATATCAGCTTACTTAATCAAGTTAACACACTTGGCTTAGAAAGTTGTCCAACTGGTATACAACTGTATATTAACAGCTACGGAGGGAGCGTGTTCGCGGGGATGTCTGCAGTCGACTACATAAAAAGTAGTCAGATTCCAGTAACATCGGTTATTGATGGCTGCGCAGCCTCTGCAGCTACTTTAATGTCTGTAGTTGCCAAGAAACGCTTAATGAGAGAGCATTCGTTTATGTTGATCCATCAACTATCCTCGATAAGTTGGGGGAAGTTTGAAGAGTTAAAGGATGAGATGACGAATAACGAATTGTTAATGCGCACGATAACCGATATTTATACACAATATACCAGGATCCCTAAGAAAAAACTTAAAGAGATGCTTAAACGCGATCTATGGTGGGATGCAAAGACTTGCCTGGAATATGGTCTCATCGACGATATAATTTAAAAAAGGGAAAATAGAATGTTAAAAAATATAATTATGATTAGTGCCCTCCTGGCAAACCCCGTATACGCTGAGGAAGAGGGCGAATGCGCCGGCGGCTTGTGTGGCACTCCGGAGGAATCTGGCGGCGGAGGAGGGGGAGGTAGTGTTTTAATCGCAAATACTGATCAAGGTGATAGCTATCAATATGCAGACGATTATGACGAGGACGGCATAGAGGATAATTTCGATACGTGCCCATGGGACTCAAACCCGGACCAGTCAGACCGAGATGCTGATGGATGGGGGGATGCATGTGACACATGTTTGACTAGTTGGAACCCTAACCAATATGATCGCGACGCAGATGGCGTGGGTGATTCTTGTGACGAAGACTTAGACGGAGACTCAGTCAATAACACTGATGATAACTGCTCGGGTCTTCCTAATCCGAGTCAAATCGACACAGATCTCGACGGCCTAGGAGATGTCTGTGATACTGACGATGACAACGATGGTGTGGACGATATTATGGATGAGTGCCCACTTTTACATCGCCGCGACTACCGTAGAAATATGAAATGCGCAAACGATATGGATAACGACTATAACTATGATCATGTTGACAACTGTGTTTCAGTACCAAATACATATCAGGAGGATCATGACAGAGACGGCATTGGAGATGCTTGCGATCACGACCGCAACGGTAATGGGATTCAGGACACCGCTGAGTGGAGCCCGAACAGCTTTACTAAAAGCGACAGTCTCTCAGCGCCATCTGATGACCACGACAGCTCGGGAGAGGGTTGTGCTGTGGTAACACCACAAGACCTCAGGATTATCCCTGCTTGGCCGTTGTTATTTATGTTAACAAGATGAATTTAGGGCTAGATTTCCACGATACAATATCATATGATCCTGTATTTTTTGTAAATTTAATTAAAAGCTGGCCTGGCGACGTTTATATCATTACAGGGACGCCTCCTTCTAAATTATACGAAGTTGAGGAAGCTCTAGTTAAATTGGGTGTGGAGAATACTCACTATAAAGCCATTCTGGGCGGTTATGAGTATGACAAAACTCAAATGGATCTAAGTCATTTTAAAAAAATGGCGCGCCACAAGCTTAAGCTGCTGCAAAAATACGATATTCAGGTATACTTTGATGACAACCCTTTTTATGTTAATTATATCAAGGATCACGGAATTTCCACATTCCAACCTATCGTAAGTAATCGTTATCTCAAAGAGTTCGAAGAAGTGGATCCTTTTTTCACCTGTAATCTCCAAAAGATGCAGTTTGATTATTTGGAAACTTTGGAAGATGACGATCTTTTGAAAAAAAACAATGCTTGACATCCCCTCCAACCTCATGTATCATAATAATATGATTTGGGGAAGTGGTGGAATGGCATACACAGGAGACTTAAAATCTCCCGCTTCACGGCTTGCGGGTTCAAATCCCGCCTTCCCTACCATATTTTTAACTGAAGGAGGTTATTATGTTTAAGACGAAAACACAGAGGATGGCGGTTGCCTTCTTTTTAGGGGTACTCTTTACCTTTACATGTTTCTGGAGTATCACTGACGACGCAGGAGAGGCCTTTAAAGGGCTATTAGTACTATACTTTGCAATGGGGGCATATACAACCAGTGCGGTACTTCTTAATGAGTGGATTAGCAAAGGAGAAGAATAGATGAGCAATGTAGTCCAGTTTGGAATTCCTCAGAACGAGGAAGAGGAGAACGTGATTCTTTCAAAGGAGGAACACGTAAAAAATTATCTTAAGGATCTCGTCGCTACTGAGGAAGCGATGGAGCCCTTCAAAGAACACAAGAGAGACGTCCGTAAATCTTATATTGATGAGGGGTACCTGACCAAGGAAGAAATCTGGGCCGCTGTCAAGGCTTATCGGATGATCAAAGGTGAAAAGGACATGGATGCCCTTATTGAGGCTTATGATCAAGTAAAGAAGATGGTGCTCTGATGGCAAGTGGTAATATCAAGCGAAACAGCACCCCAAAGAAGAAAACTCGCCAGGGGTGCAGTGCTTTTACTAAGTGGGGGTCTGCTGGCCCCCAGGGTCAGTCAAAACATTATAAGAAGAAGTATCGAGGACAGGGAAAGAGATAGGTCTTTAGGCTTGACAGAGCGTTCTTAGTTTGTTATATTAAGAACATGGGCGATTATCTCCTCGGTCTTATAAGCCGTAGAAAGAGTAACTGGTCACATCTGGGTTCGAGCCCCAGATCGCCCACTGGTTGAAAGATGAGTATACCGATTACACCGATTAAGAGAATATCCATGAACAGTCAGCAAAGATATCTACAAGAATACGAAAAATATAAGCATATACACCTCGACAAAGGGGAGTACCATATGAGGTCTAATCCGACGATCAAGGTAATGATTATGAGTATCAATGAGGCAGCCGAGCGTGTGCTTGTAAGGACGCTTAAATCTGGAAACGAGAGAGAAAGAACGCTTCATTGGTGTAGAAAGAATCTCGTGAGATCTAATTAAATATAGAGAGGGAGTTATTTCTTATGGCGACAGCAGCGGATCTTAAAGCCCTTGCAAAAAAAAGAACCTTCATGGAAAAGGTTGCTTTGGCTGAAATTATTTGTGTAGAAGAAAGTGAAAAATTATTCTTAAAAGAGGGGGTTAGGTATAAGTTTCTAAAGTTCGATGCTGAGGTAAAACTCGTAATCGTCCAGCAGATATCGCCCTATACTACTAGGTTGACACATACAATGATCGACCCTCTTAAAAAGAGGGTTGCTTCAGAGCTACATAAACGCTGGCACGTCACTATAAAGGTCAAGAATAGTATCTGGGAAGGAAAAACTGGTACCGCTGCTTCATCAAGGTAGCAAATATATATTGCTGATGTACTAAAAATGCGTATGGTGAAAAGATGGAACTAATATCAACCCGAAAATGTATGGCCCGGGATGTTGGGTTTAACGGAAATCTGTTCGGTGGCCAGATGCTGGCCTGGTTGGACGAAGCAGCGGTAGCATATGCGTGCCAAGTTTGTGAAACGCCACGTATGGTCACAGCAAAGATGAGCGAAGTAGAATTTCTCAAGCCCGTTCGGACTGGTCAGATAATTAAAATTTACGGGTCTGTTAAATCTTTTGGTGGTACCAGTGCCGTTTTCGATATCCAAGCCCGCCGGCGCAGCCCCTACAATGGTAGTGAGAAATTGGTTTGCTCCACAACGATGACTTTTGTACGGGTTGATGGAGATGGCGAGCCCGTAACAATTAACCCATATATAAAGGAACGCTATAACACGGAATAAAGTTCTGTTTTTATATTTTCAAAACTCTAGTTATCAATAGGAGTATGAAAACGAAGAAGACACTTTGGCTTATTCTAATATTAGTTTTGCTACAGGCCTCCTGTACAAGTGAATCAGTTTTACGTACCCATACACGTTCATTTATAAAAATTTCTAGAATGGTAGAATTTAGTGTATGCAAGAAAAAGAAAAAAAAGAAGGAAACAGTTGAAGAATGTGGGAACATTCCTATGGCAACTTGGGGCGCCCAAGGATCCGGCAGCGTCGTCGCGGCTAACGCGTTAGGGGTATTTGTGTTGAGCGCACAGCATGTTTGCGCGGATCCACGAGATGATATGACTTTTATGGCCGCCCTGACAGAACAGCTCCTAAGCGATCCAGCGACCGAGCGATTTAAAATTACTGTCGTCCATAGGGCCACAACGCACGAAGGCGAGATCGCCAGGATGGAGGTAATAGCTGCGGATCAAGAGAACGATACGTGTATTGCTTTTGCGCCAAATCTTAAAGTGAAACCGCTGAAACGTTTTTATGGCACCCTGAATAAAGGAGAGACCTACTATAATATAGCTGCCCCACACAATGTGTTCCAACCCGGCGCCATACCACTGTTCAGTGGGCACTATTCAGGCGATATAGACAAAGATCGATCTCTGTTCACTATTCCCGCCGCAGGCGGCTCCTCAGGGTCTCCAGTATTAGATTCTAACGGGCGCCTTGTGGGAATGATACACTCAGTTGTGGATGGGTTTCATCACGTAAGCTTTAGTCCTCGGACAGCCGTACTGAACGACTTTATCGATGATAACATAAAGGACTACTATGACAAGTGGTATAAGAATATGTTAGAATTAACAAGACCGAAATCTAATTAGTATAGTAAAAGGGCGAAAAGTGGCGAAGAAAACTTACGTACTGGACACAAACGTTTATTTGAGTGATGCAACCTCAATCAGCGCTTTTGGCAATAATGATATCGTTATTCCTCTTAAAGTGCTTGAGGAGATCGATAAGCACAAGAAGCGGCAGGACGGTGTAGGAGCCAACGCTCGCAAGATTATACGAACGTTAGACGAACTCCGCGACCGAGGGTGTTTGAGAAAGGGCGTACGTCTGGGCAAAGGAAGAGGAATAGTGCGCGCCCGCCCTTATAACGCCTCAACAATATTGCCTCATTCTTTCGACATCGAAAACGCTGACAATAAGATTATTGGTGTGGCACTAGGCGAACAAGAGGAGACACCTCGCCGGAAGGTTATTGTGGTTTCTCGTGATATCAATATGCGCGTCAAGTGCGATGCTTTAGGGATATTATGTGAGGGGTATGTCGATAATCAAGTGGTTGAGGACCTGGATGACGTGTATGCTGGGTTCACAAATCAGCTTGTCGATGAACAGGTAATTGATCGGTTTTATAACCATGAAGAGGTAATACTGGACGACGAGACTAACAAACTATATGACAACCAGTTTTTGATGCTCGTTTCGAATTCAAATCCAAAGAAAACGGCCCTTGCGCGCCTGTCTTCAATAAAAAAGCCTTTAAGTGCAATCGCTGAATACAGGCAAGGAATTTGGGGCGTACATTCTCGCAACAAGGAACAGACATTTGCTATAGACCTACTGATGAACGAAGAGATACCAATCATTACTCTCACAGGCAAAGCAGGCTGTGGGAAGACTCTTTTAGCTGTTGCTGCCGGGTTACAGCAGGTGCTCGAAACTAAAAAATACAAACGGCTAGTCATTTCCCGCCCGGTTCAACCACTAGGGAAAGATATAGGGTTTCTGCCCGGTACATTGGAAGAAAAGATGGCCCCATGGATAGCCCCGATTGAGGATAATCTAAAGCATCTAATGAACGATGACAAAGCATCTCTAGATATGTATACTGATAAGGGTCTTATCGAGATTGAGGCTTTGACTTACATACGAGGCCGTTCGATTACGAATGCCTTTATCGTGATAGACGAGGCTCAAAACTTAACAAATCATGAATTAAAGACTATACTTACCAGAGTAGGAGAGAATACGAAAATAGTTCTCACAGGAGACATTGAACAAATCGATAATGTCTATTTAGACGAGACAACGAATGGTTTGACATACGCTATTGAGAAATTCAAGGACTGTGAGTTAGCTGGTCACATCTCTCTACGAAAAGGAGAGCGCTCCCGAGTTGCAACCCTGGCTTCGAAGGTACTGTAAAATAAGGAAACAAAAGTGATAAAAGCTGATGATATTAAAAATGAAGAACTGCTATCAGAGGTAATTACCGATACTGATCTTAAAAACATGGTCGTGAACTATGTAGGAACTAAGTTAGCACCAGAAGATAATTTGATTACAGTGGAAATGGTGGTGGAGGTATTTGCTGATGAGTTCCCTGAGTTCGTTCTTTCTCTCGCAGAGGAAAACTGGATTCGCGGTTACGAGCAGGGGCTAGCCGATCAGCCGGGCCTGCTAGATCTGGGGACAGATACCGGAGAAGATGTCTAGGACGCGTCAAAATTTAAGTACTCTTTTGATGGAAGCGCACATGGTGTCTTATAACCTCTATAATATCCCGGTCTATTTTAAAGACAAGTTCATCGATCAAGACATTGACGTCGAGGCAGCTATGGATGAAATCGAGCAACGTGTCCCTTCCCGGTTTTTATATGGTATTGATACAATTTTTGTTGGTTCTTTTGAAGATTTTGATAACAAGAATACAAATGCGAAACTGGAAAATGGTGCTATATATGTGAGCAACGAACAGGATAGCGAAGAAGATATGATTGACGATATCGTTCATGAGGTCGCTCATAATGTTGAAAACTTATACGGTGAATCTATTTATGCAGATAGTGCTGTTGAGGTGGAATTTTTAGGGAAACGTAAGCGGTTGTTACAGATATTACAAGCGGAATACGGCCACGATGCCGTTAAACCAGTTGTGTCGGGGTTTTTGGATCCAGAGTACTCCGAAAAATTTGACGAGTTCCTGTACAATACAATTGGGTACCCAGCGTTGGTGCCATTAAGCATGGGGCTTTTTGTATCGCCCTATTCAGCGACGTCCCTCAGGGAATATTTTGCGACTGCTTTTGAGCAATATTTTTTGAAGGATATGGAGTATGTCAGGACTATAAGTCCTGCAGTCTATCGTAAAATAGAAGAGGTTCTGGGTGAATCTCAGGGAGATTAAGTAAATGAATTGTAAGATTATTTTAGAAACCGAGAAGGAGGTCCGGGTGGAGTTGACTCTACCACCCCGGGTTCGAGACGAAGATACATGTGCGTTAAACGGTTCGCAGATCACGGAAGCGGTCGTAGCCAGTGGCCTCATCAAAGAAGAATGGAAATGTACCGAAATGCCTTCTTATATGAGCAACATCAAAGAGACACGCCGAACTGCGGTTTGTGTTTTTAAGAAGCCTTCTGCACCTCGTGCCAAGAAGGCGAGCACACCCAAGCCTAAGAAGGCTGGAGCAAAAGCGAGGAAGAGTGGCGACGCTTAAAAAGAACCACATTTCTTTTTCTGAATTAAAAAACTGGAACACGTGCCCTTATTATCATAAGTTGGTTTATGTCGACGGCATCAAAGTGTTTGATGGCAACGAACACACAGCTTTTGGTACAGCAATGCACGATACATGCGAACAGCTTGTAAAACTTCCGAAAGAAGACAAGACGTTTGACGCTGAGGATTTTTTTAAGAACGCGTTCCTGAATGAGTCCAGACAGATCGAAATCAAAGACAAGAAGCTTTTAAAGAATATGTATCAGCAGGGACCTCCTCTTATCGAATACATAATCCCAGCGCTTGAGGAATATTTCGGAGAGTTTGAACTTATTTCTACCGAGGAAAGACTCTATGAAGACACCGACATCCAGGATTACAAATTTAAAGGCTTCATCGACCTTGTCTTACAGACCTCGGATGGGAAATACCATATAATCGATTGGAAAACTTGTTCCTGGGGCTGGGATGCTCAAAGAAAAAACGAAAGAATGACTACCTATCAACTTACTCTTTACAAGAATTACTGGGCTAAGAAACATGGAGTCGAGCATAAGCTAATCGAAACACATTTTGCCCTGCTTAAGCGGACGGCTAAAAATAATAAGGTAGAGTTGTTTCGGGTAACCAGTGGTGCCAAAAAGATGAATAATGCTCTTAACTTGTTGGAAAAAGCGATTTATAATATAACAAGCAAGATTACACTTAAGAACAAGCTTTCTTGCAAAAATCGTTGGGGTTTTTGTGATTTTTACAACACCGAACACTGTAGCTAAGGGAATAAATACACATGTCTGAAAATATTAGTGGGGATACTTCTCCAAAAAAAATAAAAATCTTAACTTTGAGTGATCACCCCTTATCACCCTCAGGGGTCGGTACACAGACAAAGTACTTTATTGAGGGGCTGCTGCGTACTGGGAAATATGAATTTTTCTCTTTGGCCGGCGCCATGAAGCATCATGATTACAAACCTATTGTAACCCCTGAGTACGGGGAGAGTTGGAAAATCGTCCCTATAGACGGGTATGGTAACAAAGACGTGATACGCTCTTTGATTCGTTCCGAGCGCCCTGATGTCTTGTGGTTTATGACAGATCCGAGGTTTTGGGGCTGGCTATGGGAGATGGACAATGAGATCCGTCCGATGATCCCGATGGTTTACTACCATGTATGGGATAATTACCCATACCCTACTTTTAATAAGAAATACTATGATTCCAATGACTTGGTAGTGACAATTTCTAAAGTTACTGATGATATAGTGAGGACTGTGTCTCCGGACGTCCCTGTTAAGCGTATTGGGCACGTCCCTGGTCCTGCGTACATTAAGCTTCCAGAGGAAGAGATAAGGCAGTTTCGTCAAGAAGCACTTGGTGAGAAGAATGAAGACAAGATGGTTTTTTTCTGGAACAACAGAAACGCCCGGCGAAAACAATCTGGTTCATTGATCTATTGGTTCAAAAAGTTTTTGGACAAAGTAGGTCACGATAAAGCGATGCTCATCATGCATACAGATCCTACAGACCAGCATGGTCAAGATCTAGAGTACATTCTTAGAGAATTGGGAATAACTGATGGACAAGTCATGCTGTCAAAGGAAAAGCTGCCCGAACCGATTTTAGCTAAAATTTACAATATGGTTGACTGTACTATTAATATATCTGATGCTGAGGGCTTTGGCTTAGCAACCCTAGAGTCTTTGGCGTGCGGGACCCCTATTCTGGTTAATAAGACCGGGGGTCTTCAAGAGCAAGTCACAGATGGAAAGAAATATTTTGGGATCGGTCTTGACCCCACTTCAAAGGCGATCATAGGGTCCCAAAACATTCCAGCGATCTACGAAGACCGCCTCTCGGAGGAGGTGGTGGTTGAAGCCCTGGAAAGATTTTACAATTTCTCGCAGAAGGAGCGAGACAAATTGGGCGAACTAGGACGCCAACATGTAGAAAAAAACTATAGCCTCAACAAGGCCATTGAAACCTGGGATGACACGATCCAAGACCTACATGAGCACTGTGGCTCATGGGAGACTAGAAAGAACTATAAACCCTGGACACTCCAAGAGATTACCAAGAGGAAGAAAGCAGCATGAGAAAAAAGATCATTGTAAGAGGGCCAGCCCTGACGCGCAGCGGCTATGGAGAACAGACAAGATTTGCCTTGCGTACTCTCCGAGCCCACGAGGATAAGTTTGATATTTATCTAATGACTACCGGCTGGGGAAACACAAGTTGGTTAGCAGAGGACTCTGAGGAGAGGCGTTGGATTGACTATACCATTGGCAAGACCAATGTAGCAAATGCCCAACCAGATGTGGGTCCTCACACCTATGATGTGTCCTTACAGGTCACTATTCCTAATGAATGGGAAAGGATAGCAGCCGTTAATATAGGATACACAGCTGGGATTGAGTGTACAAAAATAGCACCGATTTGGGTTGAGAAGTCCAATATGATGGACAAGGTCATAGTTGTGTCAAATCACGCTAAATATGGCTTTGACAACACGGCATACCATGCCGAACATAAAGAAACAGGCCAGGTGTTTGAGGATTTTCGTGTCACCACTCCGGTGTCCGTCGTCAATTTCCCTGCTAAGACTTTAGAACCAGCAGAACTGGGGGTTGAGTTTAAAACCAAGTTCAACTTTCTTATCGTTGCACAAAATGGACCCCGCAAGAACTTGCTAAACACGACCAGGTGGTTCATTGAACAGTTTAAGGATGATCCAACAGTGGGTCTCGTTTTGAAGGTGTTCAATCAGAATAATAGCACCATGGACCGCGAAGTTACAAGCGCAGGGTTCACACAACTTATGGACTCTTTCGAGGATCAAGAGATCCAGTGTAAGATATACTTGGTGCACGGAGAGATGACCGATGAAGAGATGACTGGTCTTTATACCCATCCTGACATTCATTGCTTGTTATCCCTGTCACACGGAGAAGGGTATGGATTACCGCTTTTCGAGGCTGTTTGTAATGGCATGCCAGTGTTGGCACCAGAGTGGGGTGGTCAATTAGATTTTTTGTATGCTCCGGTTATCAAGAAAAAGACAAAAAAGGTTCGAATGCGGCCCCATTTTTCTCGGGTCGATTATGATTTGAATGTTGTTCAGGAAGATGCTCATTGGGAGGGAGTAATCCAGCCCGATGCAGCGTGGTGCTATCCAAAGGAAAATAGCGCCAAAACCAAAATGAAGGAAATGATTAAAAAGTATAACCAACATCGCGGTTTGGCGAAGAAGTTGCAAAAGCATATATTACAAACACACTCCTTTGAAAACCAAAGTACTAAGTTTGCGGAAGAGATCCTGAATGTGCTAAAGGAGCCCGAGGTCGGCACCATGCTGCAACCTATATCGGGTATCACGCCGCCCCCCGCTTCCCCACCGGTGCAGACATACGAGTAGTAGTGCAGTACGTCTTTATTGCTGATTTTTTTAAAGCAGATGTTTGCGGTGGAGGAGAGATAGTAAACGATGTTTTGATTACTTCTCTGAGGTCTCGCGGCCACACAGTGATACCCATACACTCTCATCAGGTAAATTTATTTGTACTCGAAGAATACTCCGGCAGCAACTTTATTGTAGGCAACTTTTTAAACCTGGGCGACTCCTGTAAGCGTAAACTGGCACAGGAGAAATACATCATCTATGAGCATGATCATAAATATTTGAAAACGCGGGACCCCTCCGTGTTCCAGGATTTCATAGCCCCCGCTGACCAACTTGTAAACAAGGACTTTTATCGAAATGCCCACGCGGTGGTCTGCCAAACGAAAATCCATGCAGAAGTATTACAGAAGAACTTGGGCTTGAAAAACATTATCAATGCTTCAACAAACCCGTGGACTGATCAAGAATTGGATCACATTGAGCAATTGCTGCGTACGAGTACAAAGCGCCGAGGCGCCGGCGTCATGAACTCGGCAAATGTTATTAAGAACACCTCTGGCGCCATCGAGCACTGCGTTTCTAATAAGATGGAGTACGAACTCTTGGGCCCATGCACACCCTCCGCCTTTCTTGAACAACTGAGCGAGTGTGAGAGCTTCGTATTCTTACCTACCGTTTTGGAGACTTATAGCCGTGTCATCGTTGAAGCTCGTATGTTGGGGTGCACGGTGCACACTAATCATTTAATTGGTGCCACAAGCGAGGATTGGTTTAAATTAAAGGGCGCCGAGCTTATCGAATACTTGAGAGGACAACGAGAGAGGGTAATAGACGTCTTTGTCGACACGTTCGTTGCTCCTGCAGAATATGAAGACATTACAGTTATCTTAAATGCATATCGGCGTCCTTACAACTTGGAGCGTCAAATAAAATCGATCAAGGAACAAAACCGGCCTCCTAAACAAATTTGGATTTGGGTCAATGACCACGAAGATCTAAGTGGGTTTGATTTTGAAGTTTTAGATGTTGACAGGGTATTCCGGAATGACCATAATTGGAAATTTTACGGACGGTTTTCTGCTGCATTGTTGGCGGACACGAAATATGTTGCTATTTTCGACGACGACACAATACCGGGCTCACAGTGGTTTGAAAACTGTATACAGACGATGAAGGAAACACCTGGGATTTTAGGTTCAGCTGGTGTAATTTTACACAATAATACTTATAATCCTCACACTCGCATCGGTTGGCCTGCTGAAAACACGAAAACTACAGAGGTCGATCTTGTGGGCCACGCGTGGTTTTTTGAGCGCTCGTGGCTTAAATACTTGTGGTACGAGCCGCCTACCACGTGGGATAACGGTGAGGACATGCAGTTTTCTTATATGGCCCAAAAGCATGGAGGAATTAAGACCTATTGCCCTCCTCATCCGCCAGATAACAAAGCACTACATGGTTCAATCTATGGTAACGAGCTAGGGATTGATAGCAAAGCCACTTCAACCAACTCCGCTGTGAGCCATCAGACGTTCTTCTCTGAGAGGGACTTCTGTGTGCAAAAAGCTATCGCGGGAGGGTGGCAGCTTGTACGAGAGGGAAAGTGAATGTTATTAATTAGTTTTGGTACTCGACCTGAATACATAAAAATTAAACCCATCATCGCTGCATGTCAGAAACATGACGTTAAATATAAGATGTTGTTTACGGGACAGCATGAAGATCTGTTGTCGCACCTGGACCACAATAATTTAGAGAGGATGCTGATTAAAGGCGATACCAATCGCCTCGACGCGCTGGTCTCCTCCATCCTAACCCCAAACAACTGTGTGGCCTTCGAAGACACCACTCATGTCTTGGTTCAGGGAGACACAACCTCGGCATTTGCAGTGGGCTTGGCAGCTTTTCACAGGAAGCTTAAAGTAATACACCTAGAGGCAGGGTTGCGTACATATGACCTTGACAATCCGTATCCAGAAGAATTTAACCGACAAGCCCTGTCTAGACTGGCCACGGTCCATTTGTGCCCCACGGAAACTGCAGCAGCCAATCTTCACCGCGAGAAGGTGGCAGGGTCCGTCCATGTGGTAGGGAACACTGTGTTAGATAATTTGGTAGAGATTGTACCGAAACGTACAAACAAAGTGGTGGTGACTATGCACCGCCGTGAGAATCATTCGGACATAGAAGAATGGTTTGCTACTTTCGAGACTCTAGCGACTCAGCATCCGGATCTAGAGTTTGTGTTACCGATCCACCCAAACCCTAATGTCATCAAACACCAGGGCCTACTTAAAAATGTTAAGGCTGTCGATGCTATGAAATATGAAGAGTTTATTAAGCTTTTATCTGAAAGCCACTTAGTCATCACTGATAGTGGCGGCCTACAAGAAGAATCTTCCTTTTTCCGCAAGCGGTGCATTGTCTGTAGGAAAACAACCGAGCGAGGTGAGGGTATGGGTGTTTTTGCTACGCTGTGTGGTGAACCCAGTCAACTGTCTTCTATCTTTAAGGAAATAAACAACAATCCCATTCCGGACCCGGATGAAGAATGCCCATATGGCGACGGCCGTTCATCTGAACGAATAATTGAAATTTTAACACAGGAAGGCTTGTAATGTCGCAAGGGTATGTAGAGGACTTTTTTTTCTTGCTGAACAAGCTAAAAAACGGGGAACACTTTGCGTTTACGCGGTTTTCGGATGGTGAAGTATTTGTAATGCAAAATAAGAAGGTCCTCTTAGGGGAGAGTCATGTAGAGGTAGGTGACATAAGGTATGGGTTCGGATACTCACCCGACGATTATAAAGAATTCTTACCCGAAAGGGACGCTATCGTGAGAGAAAGGCTCTTAAAAGCCTTTTCCTTTAAAAAGAAGAACTATTTTGTCGGCGGAGGATGCGCTAATTGCACGTGCGCAATCAATGAGTATATACCGTGGATGCGCGATCTCTATAATAACGGCGAGGAACATTGGACCACGACAAATTTGTTCGTTAACGCCAATTACCCCCTCTTTGTCAACAACATGGTACCAGAATTTGCCAACCATAAAGTCGTTATGGTATGTAGTGAAAACGCGAACATCCAAACACTTCCTTTTGACGTGGTAAAGGATTTTCGAGTTGGAAGAAACTGCATTGTCAACGATCATCACCTGATTGATGAGGTGTGCGAGTGGGTCCAAAACAACGACATTCAAGACCACGTCTTTCTTTTCTCCGCCAGCAGCCTTAGCGAAATATTGATTCATGAATTATTTAACATTGCGGAGAAAAACACGTATATTGATGTAGGTACCACCCTTCATAAGTGGATGGATTTATCTCTTGAACGAGATTATTTGAAAGCTTATTGGTTGGGGCACCCACTGGGAGATATATATAAATCATGCGGTTAGAATTTGTCAAAAATGAACCTAAATACTGGGAGTTTATAAGAGGGCTGCGCAACGACGGGCGCGTTAAGTATGGGTTTATCCAACAAGAGGAGATTCGCCCTGAACAGCATGTCGACTATATGATGTCTCACGGCCAATGTTTCCACCTGTGTTTAGTTGATGATAAACCAGCCGGCTTTATTCGGGTGCTGGCTGAAGACATCGGAGTATGTACTCATCCAGATTTTCAAAAGAGAGGGGTGGGCAAATTTATGGTTAATGAAATAATGCAACTGTATCCAGATGCAGTTGCAAAGATTAAGCTTGAAAACAAAGCAAGCATTAAGCTGTTTGAAAGTTGTGGATTTGTTAAGAAATACTATTTGTTGGAAAAAGAGGCCCATAAAGAAGAGGCCTAATCTTGATGCCCATTAACGATCTTGGCATTATATGGTATTCTTGAACTGTGATAAAGCTTATTAATGGAAGAGGACAGTTGGGCCACGTGCTTAACAAACGATTAACAGAAAGTGATGCATCATCACCTATTTCAACATATATTTACCATACATGGAATATTCAAGATCGCTCCAAACCTGCTCAATCGACCGAATACGAAAAGTTTAAGCTTTTCACCGATCGACATAACAAATCTAAAATTATATTTGTTTCTACCACTTCTGAAAAAGATTGCTGGTATGTACATTATAAGAATTTAGCAGAGTCATACTTGTTGCAAAATTGTGAAAACGGAATAGTTGTGAAGTTTCCAATTTTGATAGGGAGAGGGATTTTAACAAAGCTACGAAATGAGGAAGTTGAACCATATGGTGAAATGGGTCTCATTTGTATGAAAGACGCCGCAGATAAGATTTTGGAGTTGACCTCCTATGGTGGGGCGGTGAAAATTTTCACGTACAATGGTGAGATTTTAAGAGCTACGACCGTTCAGAATTTGATGTTGCTGGGAAAGACCGGGGCAGTTCAATGAGTACTCAATTTACGAACCTTACCGACGAGAACGTTATTGATAGTTTGGAGGAGCTTGTAAAAGAATGTTGGGCCAGCTACCCGCTCCCGGTACCTGACCGGGGCCAGATATGGCCCATCGCGGTCGACATTGGTGCAAATATTGGTGCATTTTCAATATATGCAAATGCATTATTCCACAAGATATATGCATTTGAACCGTTCGAAAGACACTGCAAAATCATAAGAAACTTTTGTGAACTAATGTCGATTGACAACGTGGAAGTATTCCAAAAAGCGGTAACTGGCCACTCCGGTGTGGAAGTCCAATTGAGGGCAGAAAAAGAAAATTACAGTGGAAACATTACGTGTGCGGATTTTGAGAGTGAAGATTTTTCAAATTTAGATGAAAGTTGCGAGACAGTGTCTTTAGATGATATATTTGATTTAATTAAGGTTGATAGGATAAATTATCTTAAGATTGACTGTGAGGGAAGCGAATATGAGATATTTAAAAACTTTAATTCATATGATAAAATAGACTTTATCGCCATGGAATTACATGACTTTTATGGTTTCGAATGCAAAAGAAAACTGATTGAAGAGATACATCGAACACATCATATTATTGATTTTGAAGCTGTTTCGAACGATTTCGAAACTTTTCGCCGCAGGCGCCTAGGCTCGCCCTCCGCCACATCAGAAGAATCAAAGTGGACTAGTTTGGACATGAGAGTTGATGAACAAGTAGCTAGGGTGGCCTCACCGCCCGATGAGGTTATCAAGGCACATAATTTATGGTTTGTAAGACATAATTGGTGGCCTTCAGAGCAAGTGGAAAAGAGTGTTACATAACCCATATAAAATAGTTGAAATGTTTGAGGAAGAAGTTGCCCATTACACCGGCGCGCCCTATGCTGTATCGACTGATAGCTGTACTAACGCTCTTTTTTTAGCATGCATGTATAACGACATCAGCGGCCAAGACGTTATAATACCAAGACGTACCTATTTGTCCCCTCCGCAGTCTATTATGCAGGCCGGCGGCAATTTGGTGTTCGAAGACGTTGAGTGGGAAGGGATATACCAATTTAAACCGTTTCCTATTTGGGATGCTGCAAAAAGGTTTACTTCTAACATGTATATTCCCGGCGCCTACATGTGCCTGTCTTTCCATATTAAGAAGCATCTAAAGATTGGTAAAGGAGGCATGATTCTAACTGATGATGAAGAGGCAGTTGAGTGGTTTAAGAAGGGTCGCTACGAAGGTCGCAGCCCGGTGCCCTACCATGAGGATGACATTGGAGAGGAGGGGTGGAATATGTATATGGGCCCCGAGCAAGCTACCCGCGGCCTTATGCTGATGCAGAATTACCCAGAACACATGCCGGACATTCCGGAGGATCCTCCCTATCGTGATTTGACCGAGTTTGAATTGTTTAAAGACATAGAGGTTAGATAGAAACAGGTGATAAATAGCATTAACGACATGTCTAATGAAGAATTTGACACGATATTCATAAGTCGAACTGATAACTATGCAGGCTCAGACAATCATGGCCTCTTTCAGGTTTTTAAATACTTTCAGGAGACTCTTAAGAGAGACTGCGCATATTTGTGCACCGAAGGCGCTATCTTTGAAAGAGAAAGTTTGTATAACGTGAGCCAGATTCTGCCAGCACCACTAGTGAATCCTAGATTCAGATATTCAGTTCTACATTTACACGGGCATGAGGAAACAGATCCGCTCCACTCGCAACCCTATATTGATGAGATTGATGTTACTAAACTTCCTAAGCACAAAAATATCATTCTGGCAGACAAGAGTGATTTAGATTTTCGGTTGGCCGCTAAAATTATGGAACACTTTGATTCACAATTGATTATTTATGGGTTAGTTCATAATACCCATACGGGGCTGTGTTCTTATCCAGAGGAAGCGCGTTGCGATAAGTATAAATTTGAGAGTGGGTGTTATAATTGCGAATTTGTACATCAACTAAAAGCCGATCCATCTGCGGGGCCCATTGGTGCAAATTTTCCTGAGATACAGTTTGAGGAGATGAGAAAGTTTCTAAGTTTGGATTTGGTAAAAAACAGCGATCGCGTAAAAATATGTTTGCCGGCAACATATGCAAAGCGTCAATCTCAAAGTAGCTTTTTACTTAAAGAACTCCCTCATTATATCATTCCCTTGAAGAACGTAGGTTCTAGTGATTTGCCTAATAATGAATTTTTGAAACTTAAGCGGAAGAAGAAAAAAAAGATATTGAAGGGTCTGCGTTCCGTCACTGGCCAAGATTTGAAAAATATTTGTGTGTGGTCAGGCTATGATCCTTTGTTGCCTCGCAAGGGTTTTAAATACTATATGGATTCGTTACACCTTTTAGAAAAGAAATATTTTTCCGAAGAGCAGATGCAAGAAACTGCGTTTTATTTGGTAGGTAATCTTGAAGACTTTGAAAAGTGCAAGGCATTCTTACCAAAGAAATTGCAATTTTTTGGAGCAGGGCTCCTTGGTCAGCAAGGGGTGACTGATGTTTTGTTAGCGGCGGACGTGTACGCGTGTACTACCTTAGAGGATGCGATGCCGCGCACCATACCGGAGGCGGCCGCCCACGGTACCCCGACCGTCTCATTTGACCGATGTATTGCATGGGATTTTATTGATGATGAATCGGGCGCAATTGTGGAAACTTACGACGTGGATACGTTCGCCGCAGCACTTAATGGAATTTTAACATTGAATACTAGATCTCTCAATAAGTTTAAGCTTAAAAGCAGAGAAAACTTCAACAAATTCAATGACGACGCCCGGATAAGCAGCGTGTGGGAGGAGGTTTTGGGTACCCCATGATCACATATACGCAATTAGGAAATTTTGGTAGGCTGGGCAACCAGCTTTTTCAATATGCTGCGTTGAGGAGTGTATCATTAGAAACCGGATATGAGATGAAGATCCCAGATCCGGAGCAGGTTGTGTGGCAAAACCAACGTTGTCAGCTTACAGAGTTTAACATTGGGTGTGATTTCCTGACTGACGAAGATTACCGCTCTCTAAGATTCCGTTTTACAGAACCTCACCACGCTGCGTATTGGCCTCAGGTATTTCAGATAGGCGATAACACCGATCTTGCGGGGTATTTTCAAAATTATCAATACTTTGCTAAACACGAAAAAACTGTTCGTGCTGATTTACGGTTGAGAAAAGAGTTAGATGAATATGCAGAGGAATACCTAGCAAGCCTCAAGACCAGGAATGAGAAGATCGTGAGCGTGCACATACGCCGCGGCGATCTAACAGACGGCACCAATCCTGATTACGCAAACTATTATGGGCCTGCAGATACGTTGTCTGAAGAGAGCATTTTTGGCAGATATTTCTTTAAAGCCATTGAACAGTTTGATAATATTAATTGTAGATTCTTGGTATTTTCAGGAGGCAGCCGCGCAGGAATGAGTAATAACCAAACAGATATTGCTTGGTGCAAGCAGAATTTGGACGAAGGCAGATTTTTGTTTTGTGAGGAGCAAACAGATATACAGGATTTTGCAATTATGAAGAATTGTGATCATCATATAACCACACACATGACCTCTTTTGGTTATTGGGCTGCATTCCTAAATGAAAAAGAAGGTAAGAAAGTGATTGCACCAAAAAATTATACTGTACCTGATGACGGAAGAGTAGAAAACGGGTTTTACCCCGATAGATGGGAACTAGTATGAATGGACTGAAAACGGAAATTTCCAAATGGTTGCAGGATTACCTAGAGCAGAGCGGGTTAAGTTGTTTTGTGGTCGGTGTTTCAGGAGGTGTAGATTCTGCTGTTGTTTCCACTCTGTGCGCTCAAACTGGATTAGAGACACTTGTCTTAAATATGCCAATAAACTCTAAACCAGTCAATACTAGCTTGTCGGAACTACACTGCCAGGAGTTGACAGAGAAATATGTGAATGTGTCTTCTTTGAAGATCGATGCTACCGACGCGTTTGATTCTTTCCTTACCGGCGTCACGGACCACCTTGGTACGAGCAAGTTAGCTGAGGCTAATTCGAAGGCGCGCATGAGAATGATGATACTTTACTTCGCCGCGGCAAATAACAAAGGAATCGTGGTTGGTACCGGGAACAAAGTGGAGGACTTTGGCGTTGGTTTTTACACCAAATACGGAGACGGGGGTGTGGACGTAAGCCCGATAGCAGACCTTACAAAAACTCAGGTACGACGACTGGCGAAAGAACTGGAAGTGAACCCAAGGATCATAGCAGCGCCTCCCACTGATGGCCTGTGGGAAGATGACAGGACTGACGAAGAGCAAATTGGGGCGTCTTATGAAGAGTTGGAATGGGCTATGGAAACCGAAAAAGCCCCAGAGGATATGACGGGAAGGGAGAAAGAGGTTCTTGAAGTCTACAGACACTTCAACAAAAGGAATTCCCATAAGATGAACCCGATTCCAATTTTCAGGTTGAATGTATAATGCCTATGTTGATGGAAGAGATCAAGGACTATTGGAATAAAAGGCCTTGCAATATCAAGCATTCGGATAAGAATATCGGCACCAAAGAATATTTCGACGAAGTTGAAAAAAGAAAATACTTTGTCGAGCCGCACATCCCCCAATTTGCAGAGTTTGAAAAATGGACGGCTAAAAATGTTTTAGAAATTGGGTGTGGCATTGGTACCGATAGCATAAACTTCGCTCGAAATGGTGCCAACTTAACAGTTATCGAGTTATCTCAAGAGAGCCTAGATCTGTGCAGGAAGAGATTTGACGTGTACGGGCTACAGGCGAACTTTATTCTAGGAAATGCAGAGAACTTGTCAGAGCTATTAGAGAATAACAAGATTAAAGACAAGTTTGACCTTGTTTATTCATTTGGTGTTATACACCACTCTGAGTATCCACAAAAGATAATAGACAGCGCCCACAGAGTGTTGAAGAAGAGTGGAGAACTTCGGCTAATGGTTTATGCTAAGTATAGCTTTAAGTTGTTTGATTTTATGTATCAAAGCGAAACAGTTGATTTTTCCAAGTCCAACGAAGTTATACAGTACTATGCTGAAGCGCAATTAAATTGTCCAAGAGCAATAACATACACGCGTTCCGGGATGGAAAAGATGCTCTCGGATTTTGAAATTTTGGAACTAAGAAAGGACCACGTTTTTAAGTTTGATATACCAAATTATATAAATAAAAAATATGTGGTGAGGGATGAGTTTAAGAACATGACCTCTTTTCAATATAAAGAGATGTGCGAAGAGATAGGTTGGCATTTTTTAGCGAAATGTAGGTTGAAATGAGTATGAAAAATATATCGGTTATTGGCATTGGAAAATTGGGAATATGTTTTTCCTTGACTCTGGAGAAGGCTGGCTATAACGTCTTAGGTGTTGATATTAGCCAAGAATACATCGATAAAGTAAACTCAAGAACACTTAATAGTGATGAAGAAGGGGTCGAAGAACTTTTACGGAGCTGCAAAAATTTTAAAGCTTCAACGAGTGTCGAAGAAGCGCTACGGTTTTCTGATTTAATCTTTGTAATCGTGGCCACCCCCTCTTTGGATAACGGTAGATACGATCACTCCCAAGTAGATTCTGTTGTTGAGAAGGTAAAGTCTTATGGCACCGTGAGCAACAAGCATTTTGTTGTTTGCTGCACTGTGATGCCTGGATACTGCGAAAGGGTTACTGAAGAGATCAGCCAATATGGTTACACAGTTAGCTATAACCCAGAGTTTATAGCGCAAGGTACAATTATCAAGGACCAGTTAAACCCGGACATAATACTGATAGGAGAAGGAACCAAACAGGCAGGGGATTCAATACAACAGGTCTACGAAAAGGTTACTAAGAGTGGACCAAAGTTTAATAGGATGTCGTGCACTGAGGCGGAGATAACCAAGATTGCACTAAACTGCTTCTTAACAACCAAGATATCCTATGCTAATATGGTCGGTGACATCGTTAAGAGTTACGATGGAGATCCGAAAGTTGTTTTAAAAGCGATTGGTGGTGATAGCAGAATAGGTTCTAAATACCTAGGTTACGGCTATGGGTATGGAGGGCCTTGTTTTCCAAGAGACAATCGTGCTTTTGCCCTCTGTGCAAAAGACAAAGATATGAGCGCCCTTATAAGCATAGCTTCAGATGAGGTTAACGAGCGGCATCTAGATTTCCAAATAGAGGAGTTCGTAAAAAACAATGACAACGATGAACAGATAGTGTTTGAGTGTGTGACTTACAAACCGCAGTCGACAATGATTATCGAGTCCCAGCAGCTAGCTTTCGCAGCCGGGGTAGCCAGAAGAGGCTTCAACGTAAAGATTAGAGAAAGAAAAGCAGTTATTCAGAGTGTTTCTGAAAAATATGGCAACTTGTTTGAATATGAGGAGAGATAAGATGAGCAAGAGAATACTAGTTTGTGGCGCTGGCGGCTTCATTGGGGGAGCCATGGTAAAGCGGTTGAAATCAGAAGGTCATTGGGTTCGTGGCGTCGATGTCAAAGAACATGATTATTTCAACTGCGCTGAAGTTGCGGATGAGTTTATCCTTGGAGATCTTAAAGACCCGCGATTGTGTGATGAGGTGGTCTCGGAGGATATTGATGAGGTATATCAGTTTGCCGCAGACATGGGCGGTGCAGGGTTTATCTTTACAGGGGAGAACGACGCAAATATAATGCACAACTCTGCATTGATTAATCTTAACATTGTGGGTCAGTGCGTGGATAAGGGTATAAAAAGAGTATTTTATTCCTCGTCTGCCTGTATGTATCCCGAATACAATCAAATGGATCCGGACAATCCCAAATGTGTTGAGGATTCGGCCTACCCGGCGTCACCTGATAGTGAATATGGGTGGGAAAAGCTTTTTAGCGAGCGTCTTTATCTGGCTTTTGCTAAGAACTACGGTTTAACAGTGCGGATAGCACGCTATCATAACATTTTTGGCCCGGAAGGGACATGGGACGGCGGCCGTGAAAAGGCCCCCGCCGCTTTCTGTAGAAAGGTCGCCCTTGCGCCTGATAGCACACAGATCGAAGTGTGGGGGGATGGTAAACAAACTCGGTCCTTTCTTTATATTGATGAATGCCTTGATATGACGCGCCGTCTAATGGACTCTGATTTTGTGGGCCCCGTGAATATTGGTTCTGAGGAGATGATTGCCATCAATGAGTTCGCGAGGATGGCCATTGAAATATCCGGCAAGGATTTGGGGATAAAAAACATTCCAGGCCCCGAGGGAGTCCGTGGTCGCAACTCGGACAACACTTTATTCACTGACAAAGTCGGACCGATAGAGGCGCAAGCACTACGAGTGGGAATGGAAAGAACCTATAAGTGGATTTCCGACCAGATTGAAAAGTAGTGAACAAATTTAAAAAAAACAGTATAATAGAGAGATGAAGCTAGTAGTAATAACAGGGTGTGCGGGCTTTATTGGCTCGTACGTGACGAAAGCATGCTTAAAGCGTGGCTGGCAAGTATATGGAGTAGATAATTTTACATATGCTGGCAGCCGCCAATTCATAGACAAGATGAAGAAGAAGTATGACAATTTCTTTTTCAAAGAGAAAGATATATGTGATCTCAAACATATCCCTGATTGTGATTATGTCATCAATATTGCTGCTGAGACTCATGTTGGCAACAGTATCGTAGATAGCACAAATTTTATCAGATCCAATATAGACGGCGTTAAGAATTTGTTAGACTTAATAAAGGTTAAGCCCAATAACGTCCAGCAACCACCCATCTTTTTCCATTTTAGTACTGATGAAGTGTATGGTGATATCACCGAAGGGGAACACGTTGAGGAGGATTTGTTAAACCCTAGCAATCCCTATTCTGCGTCAAAAGCGTCGGCCGATCTACTTATAAAGGCTTGGGCCCGGACCTACGGTATAAAGTACGTTATCCTGAGACCCACTAACAATTACGGTATAAGACAATATCCAGAGAAGCTGATTCCTTTGTCCGTTAAACTTTTGCGACGCTCAAAGAAGATTAGACTACACAACAGCGGTGAGCCGATCCGGAATTGGTTACACGCTAGAGACACAGCTAGCGCTGTTTTGGCTATAATTGATTCTGGCAAGAGCGATCAGATTTACAACGTGGCCGGCGGCTTCGAACAAACCAACCTTGAAACAGTTCAAAAGATCATTATGGCTTACTACAGAGATGAACCATCTCAACCTTTAATGTGGGAGGACTGTGTGGACTTCTCGTATTCTAGAAAAGGACAAGACGTCCGGTATGCCTTGAATGATGATAAGCTTCGCAAGTTGGGCTGGAAGCCAGAGATCAATTTTGACAAGCAAATAGAACAGATTGTCAAGTTCTATAAAAAAACATTTACATGGTAAAAAGGAAAAATAATGAAACTATCTAACCAAGCAATGGGCGCCGTAATGATGGCGTTGCAAAAGTCTTTAATGGAGCAAAGTGATATCGTACCTACACTGAAGGACTTTGATTTCACAAATTCTGAGGAAGGACTTGTTGTCACGAATCCGCCTTTGGTAAAGTTCGATGACGAATTCGACGACGCTTTACACGAAGCTGCTACGGATGAACCGATTGAGGATTAATGCCTCGGTACGACTATAGGTGTACTAAGTGCGAGAAAATACTCGAAGCAATCTTACCAATTGGTGAAAAGCCACAGTTGTGCAGTGAGATAAGTAAGTGCTCCGAAAAGGGCTCGATCACTAAAATATTTAGCGTCCCGAAGATTTTCCGCCCAGAAACAAACGATACCTCTGGTACTCGGGTCAGGCGCTTCATTGAAGACTCACGTGACGAACTGAAAGAACAAAAGAGAGATATGACCTCGCAGGAATATGTGGTTGAACCCAATGAATGAAATTTATTTATATATAGCTATAGCCTTGAGTGCAACAGCCAACGCGTTTTTGCTATGGTATCTATACCAGATGCTAACAAAGTATGGTTTTTTAAATACCAATATCGGTAATTTAAGATATAATATTATTGCATACGGCTCTCATCTTAAAAAGATATACGAATCAGAAACATTTTACGGTGAGCCTACGCTAGAGAGACTCCTAATACATAGCCGTGAAATTAAGGAGAACATTGAAGATTTCTGCAGAGTCTTTAACATAGAAGATGAGGAGGAGTTTGCGGAGTGGGAGTGGTATCAATATGGGACCGATCAAGAGGAGGGCTCCGATGCCGAAGAAGAGAACTAAAAGGTACTACTTTACAGAGGAGCATGAAAAGGCAGTTGTTCGGTACGCCTCGACAGAAAGTTTAGAGGTGCGCACAGAGCTCTATATACACTATATCGAACCCGCCTTTAGTGAGATGGTGGACAAGATTATTTATACTTATAAATTTACAAGTTTACCAAATATCGAAAGCCTAAGTGACGAGTGTAAAATATGGCTAACAACAATTCTGGACAAGTACGACCCAAACCGTGGCTCCAAGGCGTTCTCTTACTTTAGTGTTATTACAAAAAATTGGTTTATTCATAAGGTAAAGAAGACCGCACAACAAAACAAGCGCGAAGTTTACTTCGAGGACATATCAAAGAATCTAGAGCATACTCATCTGTCTGCCGCGATTGAGTACCCCGCTGACCGCGAGAGAGACGAATTTTGGGAACATCTGTGGGAAGAGATTCAAGGTTGGGATGTCGGTCCCAATATGAAAATAAACGAACGAAAGGTTTTTGAGGCTGTAAAAATACTGCTTTCTAACTCCGATGATATTGAAATTTTTAATAAAAAGGCTATTTACTTGTATATGAGAGAATTGACGGGCCTGAACACAAAACAGGTCGTTAACAATCTCAATAAGATGCGAGAAAAATACCGAGTATTCAAGAAGAAATGGGACGCAGGAAAGATCTAGATCTAGAAGACAGGCTAGAAGAGGCCGTGGATAATGTGAGAAGGGACAGGAATGTCGTCAATTCACTTTTGGCTGATTTGATTATGTATATGAAAAAGGATACATCTGCTCACAAAGACTGCGGCATGATTGCATCTAAATATGTTGAAACCCTCCAACGATCCAATGAACAGTTAGTTAAGATTACGAACCTTCTTTATAAGAAAGATAGCGTTGTTCAAGGCTTTACTGATTTAGACAAGGATGCGCTCTTTGATCTTATTAGGGAAGATGAAGATTCGCCTGAGGGCGACTGATGGGACAGAGAAACAGGAATTCAACCGGTAAGGATAATCTTCCCTTTTATCAGACTAATCCTAACCTGGCACCTGATTTAGTTCTCATTGATACTGATAACATCACTGAAATCACATATTTACGAGAATTAGTTCAAAAAGAGATTAATCCCAACCTGATTGATAAAGCCGGCAATTCGTTTAGTGCTTATGTTGTGCGCTATAACGATTCGACTATGGACACAGCTGGCAATACGTGTGGTCCTGTGGGAGGTAAAGGAATTATATCAAGTACAGAGGAAGGCCCACCGGAACTGCCCCCTAACACTGTTAATGCTATAATACCAGAACTGTGTATTGGGCTGCCGCTTCCGAATCGAACAGTGCAAGCCACAACACAACCCACAATCTCTGATTTATGCAATCAGAACCTTGCAGCCGCCGAGAAGTTGTGTAATGTAGCTCCTGTATTTGAGATTCCCAATAGTTTTTCTGAAACTATCCGTCCTGGTAATTTTGTACAAGTGAGCCTTTACGATAAGAAGTTTCCTTCTCGCGGCGGAACCGTACTTGACGTAGTGAAAAACAAGAATGGTGAAGTGATCATGAACCCACTTGTATCACGCTCCGCGAGAGCCCTGCAAGTTACTGAATGTTCTACGCCTTCAGGTGCCGGGAAAGACGCAACTGGGGATAACCCTCATCCTCCCACAGATACGCCGTTACCCCCTGGCGTCGAGGCTCATGGCGACCTCATTATCGTCAAGAAATACGGGTTGTTGGATAAGTTTCTTGAGCGTCGAAAGCGCCCGTTGCCACAATCAATCGTTTATCACATGACCGGCGCCCCCGCGAATTGGCAAGGAACGGTGAGGGTATTGAATGAGAGAAAAGTCTCAACACACTATGAAATTGATCGCAAAGGGATTGTGTATGAATATCTAGATCCTAGTGAGTTTATAGCTTACCATGCAGGCCGCGGCAATAATACTCTTTCTATCGGAATAGATATGAGTCACAATCCCCGGGTTCGTGAGAATAGTTGGCCCGAAAAACAAATTAAGTCTGCAAAAATGCTAACGGCATATCTTTGCAAGAGATTTTCAATTGCGCCTAGTGTTGCGCCGCCTCGCTGCGGGCCCCCTACTACACGTCAAGGGTGGCCAAGTGGATTTAGCCAAGAAGGGGACTGTGAAAAAAGCAAGAAAAAAGTCCCCCAGTTGATAAAAGAAGGCTACACTCTGTTGCGCCACGCCAATTGTACTTCAAGGCCGTGCCCTCTTGACTTTCCTATTCATTTAATGGTGCCTACGGCTGCTGAAGTAAGCGCCGTCGCCGTGGCCGATGAAACAGTCCCCCCTGAGGATGCTTGTACTGCCGGTAACCAAGACGCGCGCAAGCATGCAGCTGCACCTCGCCCACAAGGCGCCGGAGGTAAGATATTATGAGCACCCAAGAAAAGGCTGTCAAGCCCCCTAAAAACGCCGCAATCAAGGAGCATAATAAACAACAAACCGAGTGTGGTGATGAGGGGTATAAAAGAAATGTGTTTTGCGGAGCAGGCCCCGCCGGTCCGAGCCCCACTTATGTTGAGAGAGATTGCGAAAACAAGCCTCCCCTCAAGAATAATTACGGATCTTACATCTGTTTAACCAAAGATAATATGGGTCCGAGAAAACATGGATACGGGGGCAAAGGCGACACCAATTGTGCTGCCATTGATTTGGTTGTGGGAAGAGGTGCGTGCAAAAATGTTGGTAACGACAAAGCGGTCGATCCGCTTCCGATGGATGACGCAGCCCGTATATACATCTCTGAAAAATCGGATATTGATGAATACTTTAGGCTTCCGAATGGGGGAATCGGGAATGCAAAAACACGCTCAGCAGTTCTCATTAAGGCCGACGGAATCAGGGTGATCGGCAGAGAAGGCATAAAGTTGGTAACCGGAGTAGCCACAGCCGAAGAAAGAAATTCACAAACGGGCGAATGCGCCCGGCATGGTATCGAACTAATTTCAATGTATGAAGATGGCTTGGACAAAAATGGGGTCCCACTCCTGCAACCACTCGTCAAAGGTGATAATCTAGTTGCAGCCCTGAACAAGATCGTGGCCGATATCGATTCGTTGGGAGAGTTGGTGGGCCACTTTTTAAGCTCTCAAGTTGAGTTTAACGCGACGGTGGCAAACCACATACATATTAGTCCTTACTTTGCCGCTCCATCGATAGCAACGCCGATGACAACGGTAGCGGGCATTCTCCAAATGAAGCATCAGGTAGGAAAGTCTATCCCAGATTTGGTTAAAAATAAGCTCATGTTTAAAAGTGTAAAAACTAATTACTTAAGCCCTTCTGGTACCAAGTACATTCTAAGCCCTATGAACAAGACAAACTAAGATGACAACAAAGTTAGGCGATTTATTACCAAAACCAGGCGCCCCTGGCGAAACCTGGACTAGGAGTGAACAAGCTTCTTGGGAAGCAGCGGGTTCTCCTGCGCCCGACACGTATGCATACGCCGAGTGGCTCCATGCTAGTGCCACCACTGAAGAAGACTTCGCCGCCGCCGATCTCGCCCTCGCCCTTAGATCGGCTGACAAAGGCGGTAACATCGCTGCTCTGCTGGAGCAAGGATTTAAGCCAGGTGAGCGCAATCATACGTATTACAAATTTGTATCAACGAACACGCTCAACGCCGCGAAAACCCGGTTTCAGGAGCAAAACGGGCCCATCACCGGCTCAGGAGGCTTTATCGAAGAGAAACTGCTTATCGACCCAGAAGCCTCAATCAATTTTTTAGAAAACACGTATGCTATAGCAGAAAGTTCTTTTGAGGGGCAGGTGTATACCCGCTTGGCGAATGGTGAGATCGATGTAGCAGAATCTATTGGTGGTAATCCGCTCCCTGCATTACCTGCGTTTATGTTCCCAACACCCACCGCCATTCTTGCGGCATCAGGTAGCCAGATTGCGGCCGCTATTGCGGCAGTGCAGGGCACAAGCCTAGCCCAATATAAAGAGAAAGAATGGACACCCCGGCTAAGCGAGAAACCCTTTGAGTGGTGGAACACGCCCGTTTACGAACCGTGGGTAGATACAGATTACAATACTTATAACATAGCTATTACCGCCGATGGCAAACAGACCTTACCATATTTCAGTGATTCGGTGGGTTTGGCTACCGCAGCCGCCACAATTAACATTGATGCATACTTACGAGGCACAGTAGACATCAAGCCGGGCCCAAACGTAACCCCAGAAACATATGAGGAACTATTATTTAAGGGCATCAACGAGGAGCTGAGGCTCGACCCTCCCCAGATGCCGCCCGTTGATTTTATTAAGATGGCAGCGGTTGACAAATTACTACAATATTTTGACAAACAAGGCATTGGGAATTTCGACGTTGTTGATGCGCTAGCTAATAAAGCGGTTGTGTCTGATTATGCGCCAGGTCCTCGTGGCGCGGTCTTTAAGGTTACCATTCACCGTGTTTATATAGACATGATTGATAAGAACATCCGTGACAAGTTTGCATATGAAACGTTGTTTGGGCACGGCTCTTATTACAACTATTTCTGGGAACAAGATATATGGTTAACAATATTCCAGAAAAATTTGGCCAACTTTAAACAAACCATGACTGAACTGGATGCGGAGTTGCGGGGCTGGAAGGCTCAAGGGAACATAACCGAACCAGAGGACTTTTCCTTTTCTCAAGAATATGATAATTTTGAGGCATTTATAAAGGTCAACCAGAAATCCGATACAAAACTGGGCGGCGCCGTTGGCAATTATATGCGTGAGAATGAGGTGGGTTCTGCCCCTCCCATCCAACTTAAAATAGTCTATGACGATAAATACTTATTAAAGGGCCTTACAGCAGTCAATAAAGATTTCAGCGAGATGCCTCTATTTGTAGGGTTTGAACGGTTTGCCAACCTCCCAGCTTCTTCAGCAAAGAACGTTTCTTATTTGGCAAACATGTCGAGTATCGTAGATGCTCAGCGTAATAAAAAAGGGTTTGTATCCATAGCCAAACAATATATTGTGCCTCGACCGAAGTTCATTGAATTTATGGAAGCTGAGGAGTCTCCAGGGATAAAAAGCTTTCAGGAACTCCAGAGAGAAGATAAGATGCTCCAGGATCCGATCATACGTTCACAAGTATATGAACGTGCCAAGAAACGCAAATACAATCCAGGTGATCCTACTTTTACTTTTTTGGATCGCACTGTTGAGCACATAACTTCGATTGGCGGCGCTTACGACGTATTTTTAAATCGTTACGGTCTTGAATGGGTTGCAAAGCAGATCCTCGAATGTTTGATGAATATCGTAGGCTTGGGCTTCACATGTGAGACGAGACTGCAGATGGTCTTAGAACACTTGGGCGTTGAAGAGTTCCGTGCTAAAGTCCTGGTACCATATACACAGTGGGCGTCTAGTGTTGGGGGCCAGGTCGTAAGTTCCTACATGAATACCTACACTGGCGTGGGCCAGACGATTAACCAGCTTGCTCGCTTCAAAGAAGAGGATTACTATTTTAATCTTTATTTACTTGAGAATCCACCACCTGAACAGACACCAGAAGACCGTCGGCTCTTGCTATTGGCAAATAAAGAACTTGCACAAGAGATCCAAGGTCTAAGAGATACTCAAAAGGATTATCGGAACCACGCCGGCGCCTTCGTAGATTCGGCACAATACTTTGAGCGACTTAGCGATGTCTTCACGATTGACGAATTATGCGAGGTGCTGCGCGAATTACTTGATGCTATTATAGAGTTTTTAACTAATCCTGAATTTACATTGTCGGATTTCAAGTTTCCAAGACTTGTTCCCACCTTAGACTTACCTGAGAAGTTCCCCACAATAAATTTGTTTGAGGCGATTGCTCGCGTAGCCGAAGAGGCTGTGTGGACAGCGCTTGAGCAAATAGCGGTGAAAGCCACTTTGAAAATACTCGGCTTGATATCGAAAATTTGTAATGATTTGAAGTTGACAGTTAATGTTGGGTGGCCGTTTGATGAAGACTTTATTCCCTCTGATAACCCTTCCATCCCTCTGTCCAAAGACGATTTAAGAAACTTGCTGAATGATTTGTTTGGCGACACAGAAACACCCGCTTCGTTAATGGGGCCGCTAAACGAATTGTTGGGAGCCTTCGACGGAGAAACGGATCTTGTTACCGCACTAGAGAATATTTTAGACCAGATTACCAGCCAAATTAGTAGTGCAGAGTTGTGCCAATTGATTGGAGGAACTGCGGGGATAGAGTTATTAAGAAAAGTCAAGGCAGCCTTTGATGAGGTCCCGGTTCTTAAAAATACGTTCACGGACACCGACAGGATAGCGCAGTTCTTTAAGGCAGCCGGCCAACTTGTGAGCCCAGATTTTTGTGATGCACTATTGAACATTGATGATGCAATGATTGAAGACCTGTGCGATCTTCCTCCCGGGACACTCTTCGACGCGTGGCAGCAGCAAAACTCTGCAGCAGGAGGCCCTGGCTCCGGAGGTACCTCGGCCGACCAGTTAAGAGACGAACTTAAAGACTTGATGGACGAGTTGGCTAAGCAGTTAGCAAATGACGGCAACCATAACGATGCAGTTGCACCCCTTATTGACGAATGCACCCCTCCCCCTCCTGCCCCGGGCGAACCTGCAGCCCCCGGAGCACCCCCACCGGTTGTCGATTGGAAGAGAGTACCAGTAATAGAAAACGCCAACAATGTTGCCATCGATACGTTTTATCACGATGTTAATGCACGCTGGTCTCACGGCGCCCCGCAGCTGTTGAAAGCTTTAACGAGTCCAGAACTTGTTGTTAATTACGATCCTAATGGCCCGGTGGAGGACGGGGTACCAATAACCTGGACTAACCATGTTCAGCGTGTTTATATGTTCACACACGAGGATGATGCCTGGGTTGAACAGATGTTTCAATTATACCGAGATGGGATCGAAGAAAAGGCAAATGAGTTCGTCCGCTTTGGCGGCCCTTGGTGGCCACCTATTATGCCTGCAGGTCACACTACAGTCACAAACGACAACGCCTCCGCAACTCCTGCAGACCGCCTCACACCCACCGACGCCGACCGGAACGCCCTCGCCGCAGCCGGAGTCGACCAGGAACTGATTACTGAGCACATCCGTAAGTGGCTGGCGTGGTCGAAGATGGACGAAGTGCGCAACTCGGCCGGTGATACCTTTGTTCAAATGGGTTTACCCGGTCAGCTACCACCAAGCATGGCCAACGGTGGTCTTTCCGCCTTGATGTCTCTTGTCGGGTGGTCGACGATGATTGAGAAGGTTAGGGAGAATTTCCCCCCGGGGATAGTAGCACCACCAGTTCGAACCATACAAACTCGTCCAGGAAACGCTGGCCCATACACTATTTTAGATTTAGCTTCGACCTTTTTGTCGCTTGTGCCAGGCCTAGATGGTAGCATCATAGAGTTCCCTAGTCACTTAGATTACGGCAGTCGGCTAGAAGGACAAACAATAATTTATACCGTCACTTCTCCCCGGGCCGAGGGACTGGTGCCCATAGATAAATTTCGCAATCTCGCAGCCGGAAACGCCCGGTTCTCTTTGTACGAAGCTGTGGGTTATGGTGTGGGGGAGGGCATCCCCTACAGCAGCGAACTTCAAACAAATAGGACAACGCTCGCAAGCACTCTTGATTTTAAGTATCCGGCTAAAGACTTTGTTAACACTCTATCAAACAAAGCAAAAGACGGCTTCCGGCCGAATGCAGGTCTAATTAACCCAACCATCTCGGGCTTGCGCATAAATTCGTCCCCCCATGTTTCGGTCCTGGATTTGGTTGACGACGCTAATGAGTATGACGCATTTCAGCTGAAATATGAGCGCACCGTGACTGCAGAACAGCATAGAGTAGACGGACAGAGACAGGCCTTCGGTGTTCCAGGCAGTCTCACAGCGGTTGAAAAATATGAAACAGTTTATCAGGATTACTATAAAGATCCGAGAGCCTCATCTCTAAGCAAGACCCTTCTATTTATAGACTTTTTGGGCGATGCTATAAAAAGACATATTCCTACTGAGGTTGATCCTGTGGCCACCGCTCAGGCGGGCCATGGTGAGGAAGTAGGAGCGTTGTACACTCGGGCTGTGTCGGGAATGATGGGGAATGTTTTCCAGAACATGATTTTTTCAACAAACGGGGCCCCAAACCCGTTTTTCGCAAGTCCAGCAGAGTTGTCTAGTTTGGAGGTTATTCCATCTTCAAACCAGAGAGTGCAGCGAGCCCGCGGAGTTGTACCTGTCGAAGTCCAGGCGCCCGACAACAGTGTTTCACGCGTTTTTGTGAAGATGGGCTCTAAAGAGGCGAACGAAATTGCAGCACTCCCTGGTTATGATGGGCCTGACATAGGCGCCTCGGCCCCACGTGGTGATCTTCTTTCGCTCGATACGATTAAAGAGAAGGTTAAAAACGACTTTCTCTCCAGTCCCTTTTGCGAAGACCCGGATGATCCCTTTGCCAACAAAGATCTCTCTCAACTTGAAACCGCAGCTATGGCCGGCGTTGTTTACTTAATCTTACGTGTTTATACTTTAGAGTTTCTGTTGAAGATAGCCCCTGTTTTGGTTAATTTTAGAATTAGCGACATGTTCAAATCAAATGTGGTGCCATTGTACATTGTCCAAAACCTCAAGAGTGATATCAGTCAAGATGACGTCTATTACTGTGAGTTTAAAAAAGGCGTTGATAAAATTATTGGTGATATGGGAAAGAGTGGGGAGAGCTTTAGGGACCCGGTGATGGATGTTGAGATTGATCTTTCCGACGCCGCGGCTTTTGAGGAAAAGTTAGTTTTCTTATTAAAAAATCAGGTTTTGGAACTTGAAAGAGAGTACAATTATATTATCGACTCTCACAAAAAGGCGCGCCAACGGGCTCACGCTGGTGTAATACCCCCAGAGTGGGAGGGGGTGCACCATAAAAGTATAGCTGAGTCGATTGTTGATTTCACGCAGGCCGGCACCTCTATACACGATGTGCCCCCTTCTTATTTTTATAGGCCCGCCCGGTTTGATGATACCTATGAACCGGCAGTTGGTACCTTTTATTTTGAAAGGTACATGAGAGTCGTGGATAACGAGAATTCTGAAGGTTTGTGGGGTACAGCATTGAAAGTGCGCCGCGGCGGAGCCGACAGTCGTCGAAATAGCGGTAGAATAGTACCACCGGGCGCCTCGGAGGGTCATTTTGGTAATGCGACTCGTAATCAATTTTTTGATTTTGTTGGAAATGCTGACTTGCAAGATGTGGTTAACTACAATGCCTGGCAAGATTTTATGGGGGGCCAAGGCCTCGCTCTGCATGGCGGCCCCCAAGGTACCACGGTAGGTGGTTACTTCAATAAGTTGGCCTATGGTGTACGTCTTGTATACGTGGCCCGGGATGACGAGGATCTAAGCACCATTCAGAGCCTATTCCCGGATCTACAGCCAACGGAGCATGGTCAGTTAACCAATGCTGGCACCAGGTCGGCCATACGAGAAAAGGCTTTTTTGGTGACAGAGGTGGGAGACCCAGATCTCGAACGTCTCTCTCGTGGCCAAGAAGGACAAAACCGTTTGGCATCGTCTACCTTCCGACGTATTGTGATTCCATTAGCTTCACAAGAGATGGAGATCCCGTTAGATTTTGAATGGACACACGAAGTGAGGGATGTTGAGAGATATCGACACCAGTTGCCCAACGGAGACACCTTGTGGGAAACTCTCCAGCAACAAGTGATCGACGGCGAAGACTACAAACGACTGATGGAATACATAATGGCAGCAGACCGAGTATTTGGTACATCTTTTATATTTGCTGAATCCTTTGTTTCTAATAAGTATTACAAAACAGACAAAGCATTCAAGGGGTTGAAGGCGGCATTGAGATTGTTGTATTTGTTGATGATTGACGAGAGTCCCTTTGGGAACAAGTCCGGCCGCTGCGATTCAGATTGGGGCATCAGCTTAACCGGTATTGATTGGGAGAGTCTACTGGACGATATGGGCTTCAGTGCCATAGACGTCGTTTTCGATACAATTTTGGCAGCGGTGTTGGCCATCCTGCAGTTGGCTGGCTCAATGTTGGACCCATTTGGGCTGATGAAACTCATCTTGTGCCCGGTGATACCTACAGACGGAACTTTTGGCGGTCTAGGGAACCGCATCAAGAAGGAGTGGGATTGTCCGGACTTCCCATCACTTCCGCCATGGCCAGAGTTTGACGATAACTCATGCGACCCCACATCGAACAAGGAAATTGATGAGGAATGTAAAGTAGAAGTACCTGACTATTTCTCGGTCGAATAATAGGGAATAATATTTTAGTTGAAATATTTACTAACATCAAGAGGACATTAATATGGCTTTTATATCACCAGCACTGCCGTTTGAGAGGGACACCGAAGACGGTTATGTGATGAACACAACTTTGACGCAAGTATTTAAACAAAATTTAAAAAATCTAATTCTCACCGCCCCTGGTGAACGGATGATGGACCCAACCTTTGGCGTAGGACTCCGAAACTACCTGTTTTCTCAAAACTCATATGCGCTTGAGGAAAATTTAAGGTCTCGTATCAACCAGCAGGTCCGCAAGTATATGCCCTTTATTAAGTTAAGCGCGGTCAATATCGGCTTCGATGACACAACTCAGTTGTTGTCGATCTCTATCGAGTACCATATACCTGGAATAAACATAAAAGACAGGTTTGAGGTGACCAATTCAACTGTAAGAAATACCGGATTTCAAACTATTTAGGGTGGAGAGGAAAAGTTAATGCCAAAGAAGAAAGTCGCTGTCAGTTATACTAGTAGAGATTTTGTATCAATAAAAAATGAATTAGTACAATACGCGAAGAGATACTATCCTGACACCTTTAGAGACTTCAATGAAGCCGGCTTTGGTTCATTACTCCTAGACACAGTGGCCTATGTGGGAGACATGCTCTCCTTCTATGTTGATTATCAGGCAAACGAGTCGTTTTTATCAACCGCATTAGAGTACGACAACATTATCAAGCTTAGCAAACAGCTGGGCTTCAAGTTGGATTTGGCGCCTTCGTCCGTGGGCGTGGCCTCTTTCTATATTATTGTGCCAGCCAACACTATCGGCACCGGCCCAGATACAAGCTATCTGCCAGTTTTAGAGAAAGGTAGTGAATTTATGACCGCCGACGGCCGCGGCTTTATTCTTAATGAGGACGTCAATTTTGCCAATACGCGGTTTGTAGCTGGAAAAGTCTCGGCGCGCCAAGATCCTGATACTGGCAATACAACCTATTTCGCCATCAAAGCGTACGGACAGGTAATGTCAGGTCAACTTGTACGCGAAACCGCACAAGTGGGAACATTTGAGAAATTCAAGAGAGTTAGGATCTCGGGCAACAACATCACCGAAATTATCTCTGTGACCGATTCGGACGGTAATGAATATCATGAAGTTGATTATCTTTCTCAGGACGTAGTCTATAAATCATTAAAAAATAGGGGTACGAATGCAGATTCTGTACAATCGTTGTTGACCGCAGTACCCGTCCCTCGACGCTTTACAGTGGAGCGCCAGCGTACTCAGGTATATCTTCAGTTTGGTTTCGGATCCGATTCAGAATTAACTACAAAGTCTGTGGCAGATCCGAGCAACGTTGTGCTGGATGTGCACGGAAAGGACTATTTCTCTGACAAGACTCTAGACCCAAACAACCTGATTGCAACAGACAAGCTCGGAGTGGGTCCCTCCAACACTACGCTGACAGTTGTCTATAGAGTAAACAACAGTTCAAACATGAACGTTGCCCCGACAGCACTAGACACTGTTGCTAATCCCTCGTTTCGTTTTCCCAACTTTGCAAGCCTTTCGGCAAACGCCGCAACGGCGGTCATGAATTCGCTAGAGGTTTCGAACGAAGATTCAATTGTGGGTAGTATTTCATACCCTACCTCAGAGGAGTTGAAGCATCGTGCTTTTTCTCACTTTGCAACCCAGAATCGAGCGGTGACGAAGCAGGACTATATAAGCATGATATACAATATGCCGTCTGATTTGGGGGCTATCAAGCGTTGTAATATAGTGCAAGACAAAGATTCATTCAAGAGGAATCTAAATTTGTATGTTATTTCGGAAGACTCTTCTGAGAAACTTGTTGAAACTAACTCAACTATCAAACAAAATTTAAAAAATTGGTTAGCTAGTGTTAAGATGGTCAATGATACTATAGATATACTAGACGCACGTCTGGTTAATCTGGGTATTGAATTTGTGGCGATTGCAGACGTGGAAGCAAACCGATTTGATGTGTTGAAAGATGTTCAGGACGCCTTGGCTGAACATTTCGAAATATTGCCCAATATTGCGCAGCCGTTCTATATCTCAGATATCTATAATGTAATTAATGATGTAGGAGGGATTGTTGATGTGGTAACAGTTGATATTACTAAAAAGGAAGGGAGTAACTACTCAACCGTCTCTTTCGTGATCGAGGACTACCAAAGCGCCGATGGAAGGTACATCGCATTTCCAGAAAACTTTATCTGGGAGATTAAGTATCCTGATAGCGATATTAAAGGGACACTCAAGTAATGGCGATTAAAAGGTATACGGCTGGCGCCGACAACACGATTACAAATGCTTTTGAGAGCAACCTAAGCACTCGCGCCACTGGATCTAATATGGGCCGCGCCGACATCTTGGAGATTTTCCATATTTTCGGTCAGGAATCTTCCACATCACAAGAATTGTCCCGAGCTATCATTGAATTTCCAATAAGCACAATTTCTACCGATCGAACAAACGAAGACATCCCAGCTAGCGGCAGCGTGACTTTTTACCTACGCATGTTTAACGCGCCCCATGGTTCATCAATTCCCAGGGATGCAACATATACCGTAATTGCTTTATCTCAATCCTGGCAAGAAGGTTATGGGATGGACATGGAGGCTTACTCTAATTTAACGTATGGCTCTACTGGTTCAAACTGGCTGCAAGCTAGCGATCTTTTGGTCGCCGCTACCGGTTCCGTGACGGCGATAGCCACAGCAAATACTGGGATGAACGGAAAAACGCTAATCCTCAGCGGCACTGATGGCACATCTTATACAGCCACTTGTGATACTTCTTTGGCCCGCGCCGCCTCAACGGCAACTTCGGTGGGTCTTTCGGATATGAGTTCTGCGGCCAACTTAGCCAATGCGGTCTATAACACACTCACGGGCGCCCTAGCTGCAGGCTCTGTTCCGATCAGCGCGTCCTGGGATGGTTCAAGTGCGATTGTTACACTGTATCAAACAGAAGCCGGTCAAATAGGTAACACGCACATTAATGGTACCTTAGTTGACGGCACGACGTACGCTAGCGCGTCGATGAATACGGGGTCGGTACAAGGGTTTTACTCAGGTTCCCAATGGACACCCTGGTTTGACACTGAGGGGATCGCAACAGACGGCGGTTCTTTCAATGAGATAAAGAATGCCTCCACAAGAACGTGGTTTGATGTGGCAATGCCAAATGGCACTGAAGATATAGAACTAGATATCACCCCCCTCGTTGAAGATTGGATCAAAGGCGGAGCCACCGCTGGCCTTAGTAACCATGGACTGTGTGTGAAGCTGACCTCTAGTCTGGAGAGTAGTAGCGTCTCGCAGTACACTAAAAAGTTTTTTGCTCGGGGGTCGCAGTACTTCTTCAAACGCCCTATTATCGAAGCTCGATGGGACTCTTCGGTATCCGACAATCGCGGCGACTTTTATTTTAGCAGTAGTATCGCGACAGCAGCCGACAACCTTAATACGCTGTATTTATATAACTATGTCCGCGGCCAGTTGCAGGAAATCCCGAACCTCACTAACAAGGCTATCTTTGTAAGCTTGTATTCGGGTTCTGATACTAATACAACTCCCGGTACAAACAAGTTAGAATTGAGCGTTGGCGGAGACGTCGCGGCCGCAGCAGACTTGAATGCCACAGGGGGCATCGTTTCCACAGGCATCTATTCAGCCAGCATTGCTGTGACTGGTACAACTGCTTTGACACGAGTTTTCGATATGTGGCATAACGATACCACGGAGTTCCATACTGGCTCCTCTGACCCTAAAGTTTTTCAAGCCTCGAATTATAATCCTAGCCCAGATATCGTTAGTAGTATGACCAATTTGAAGCCGTCTTATAATAAAGAAGAAAAGAATACAAGATTCCGATTATTCACCAGGCAAAAAGACTGGACTCCTAATGTATATACAAAAGTAACACAAGAGATCGCGAATTATACCATTGAGAGCGTCTATTATAATATTTCTCGCACTATAGACGAGTTTGAAGTTGTAGCATTTGGTACAGGAAGCGATAATTATACCAAGTTATCTTATGATGTTACGGGGAGCTACTTTGATTTCGATGTCAGTATTTTAGAAGCTGGCTACTCCTATACAGTCCGATACCTCTATTACCTTAGCGGAAAATATATTGAGAGCAAAGAGAGTTACAAGTTTAGAGTAGAAGAATGAGCAGCATAAAAGATCTGTTTAAGAAACATAGTAACACGACCCTGGAGGATAAAAGCCTTGAGGCCGTGGCCACCGAAGTAGAGTCGGTAGGCTATATAAAAGATTATCTTAAGAAGAAGAATCGGTTCCTCCCACACGTAGATTTCTCATCAGCGTCAAATTTTGTTAAATACGGTTCAGCCGAGAAGTATTATGACGATTCGATTAATCGTATTTTAAAAAACTATCCTTATGATGGTTCACACCAAGAAAAATTAGAGTGGGAGAATAGTTCTTCCGGTGTTGATTTATACATCTTTAATAATGAGTATCCTCGCACGAACGGGTATGTTACTTTTGGTGGTAACCCTTCTACTGGATACGCAATTGATTCGGCCCAGCCCGGCAATCCGACCAGTAAAGAGTATATTATTTTTTACGGAGGTCCTCATACCGCATCCAGCGGGATGACTACGACACCTCTTTACAAAACTTTCAGTGGTTCCAATGTCTGGTCACCGACTGAAAATCAAGAATCTAACTTAAAATTCGATCTCTCTTCAGGCGCCACGATGGAGTTCTGGGTAAAGTTTGGAGATTTAGATCCGGACGTCACCACTCAAACTCAGGTACTCTTCGACCTTTCTAACTCCCAACTTTCTGGGTCCGACGCCTCCTCACCGTATGGGCGCTTCTACGTTTATTATTATAACAATGGTGCGGCCGCAACTAGTGGGCTCAAGGCCAGCCTGCAATCTGGAAGCGTTGCAACTTCTACGATGTTGTATTCCATCTCCGATGGTTTGACTCTGACAAGCACCGGGTCTTGGAATCATTATGCTATCACTGTCGTTAATGACGGATCTGATTTAGCATATCAGGTTTATGAAAACGGAACCATCGTCAATACAGTTACCGAGACTGGCCAAGCTATCAATGAGATCACTGGTGCCCTGGTAGCTACTGTCGGCGCCCTGAACAGCGCCGCCTATACTACTCCTGGTGTCACAACTGGTTCTATTGGTTGGTATAAGACCTCAGGTTCCGTAGACGAATTTAGATACTGGAAGACTAAGCGTGATGCACGACAAGTCGGCCGCCATTGGTTTTCCCAAGTTGGCGGCGGCACCAACAGCGACACAGCTAACACACAATTAGGTGTTTATTATAAGTTTAACGAGGGGATCACCGGGGATTCAAGCTTAGACTCAGTGGCTCTCGACTTCTCTGGCAGGATTACTAACGGTACGTTTGCTGGTTATGAGGCTTTGTACTCCAGGAATACTGGGTCAGCTATGATCGAGTCAAGTGCCTCTGCTATAGAATTCGAGGATCCAATTATCTACGGTGATCACCCCAGCGTGGTCAGTTTGCGCACCAAGCTCTTGGCCACTGGGTCAGTTTATGACTACTCAAACCCGGCATCTCTATATAATACGATTCCGGCCTGGATTATCGAAGAAGATTCTGGAGCAATCAAAAACCTGACTCAGGTTATCTCTAGCTTCTTTGATAGCATGCATCTCCAGATGGAGGCATTGCCAGCAATACGCGAGAACGTCTTGTACACTAGTGCCAGCGCCAAACCCCTTCCGTTCGGGAAAGAACTGCTTGAATCGGTCGGATTAATTGCACCTGAGATGTTTGTCGACGCAGACATTATAGAAAAGTTGGCTGCTCGCAACGATGAGAAGATCTTCGCAGACGATATTTACAATGTTAAAAATAGAATTTACGAAAACATTTACAATAACTTAGTTTATATCTATAAGTCCAAAGGAACAGAGAAATCCTTCCGCAACTTAATACGCTGTTACGGCATTGACCGAGAAGTTATAGATTTAAAAGTATATGGAAGTGATGTTACATATAAAATTCGAGATAACCGAAGCGCCGGCGCAACAAGAAAGAAGTATGCTGACTTTTATCACCCCGATCGGTTTAATGCGGTAGTATACCAGCAAACTGCCAGCGCGAATGCTAATTCAGTACCTTTTATTACAGGGTCTGGTCATCTTACAGGCGGCTGGGGTATGACGTTTGAGGCTGAAGCTATTTTCCCGGCCCCTAAAAAGGTCAGCGAGACAAACTACTTTATCAATGATTTTGCAACGGCGTCTATTTTTGGTATACACACGGTTAAACAGACGTCTGAGTCTGAAACGGGCGCAGAGGTTGCTTGGAACTCACCAGACGTGGCCAACTTCCAAGTATTAGCTGCCAAAGACTATACCCCGGGCGCCGAAGATATTTCGGCCGGCGCCGCGCGATTCATCTTGACTGGTTCTGCGGGTGGGTTCTTCCATCCGGCTCTCACGTCTTCGGCGATCCCCGGCGTTTATGAAAACCAACGTTGGAACTTCGCCGTCAAGATCGGCCCGTCTTCATATCCACTATCTTCGGAGGTATCGGGAACCTTACCAACAAGAGACAACCAACCATACAAAGTTGAATTTTACGGTGTTAATCTGAACTATAATCAGATTGAGAACGAGTTTTACTTAACTGCCAGCATGGATGGGGACTACGCGAAGCAATTCATGACGTCCTCGAAGCGTGTTTTCGTTGGAGCAAACAAGACGAACTTCCTGGGGGGGGCCCTACAAAAGTCAGATGCCAAGATTTCCTCTGCACGTGCATGGCTGGACGTACTGGACAACACAACCATTCTGGCTCACGCAAAGGATCCTACTAGTTTTGGTGCTGCACACCCTTATAGAAATGCGTATGTTTTCCAAGACTGCACTGGCTCTTATCTTCCTTCAATAGAGACCCTTCTGTTGGATTGGGATTTTGCAACCGTGACCGGCTCTGATGCCGGCGACGGAGGAACAGGATACACAGCAGGGTTTGCGGTACCTGATGTATCCTCGGGTTCCGTTACAGCCATCCCAGGTGGTACAAACACTTATGGGTGGCTCGGTCCAATGCTCAGATCCCAACACACAGGTCGTGGTGAGGACTACTTAGCCAACCAGACAACTGTCGTGGACACACAATTTTTGTATGCCTCAAAACAAACATTACCCGAGTACGTTGATAGTTCAGAGATGGTAAACATCCTTTCGCAGGACGACGTCAATTTCACTCTCGATTCCAGGCCAACTAATTATTACTTCTCGATTGAAAAGAGCATGTACGAGGCAGTCTCGCGCCAGATGATTGATTTCTTTGCCACTATTAAAGACTTCAATAATTTGATTGGAGACCCCGTTAATCGCTATCGTCAAGAATATAAGATCTTAGGAAAGCTTCGTCAGCTATTCTTTGAAGGGGTGTCCAATAGTACTATAGATTTTGAAAAATATCTAGAGTATTACAAATGGATTGACAGTTCTCTGACTCTGATGTTGGTTCAAATGATTCCAGCGTCGGCAAAATTCTCTGAAGGTGTCCGCACCATGGTGGAGAGCCACGTACTCGAAAGGAATAAGTATTGGAATAAGTTCCCAACACTTGAGAGCAAGTTCTCAGATCCTGAAGACGCCGCTCGCGGTATTAACGAATTACTATATAACTGGAAATTTGGACACGCAGCCCCATCGAAGGGCGCCTCATTTGCTGATCTGTTAACATTAACCGGTTTCAGCGACAATGATAAGTTTACAGTTAATGTTGCGACAGACACCGGCGTATCTGGTACCGATATAACTGTCAAAATGGTGTCTGGAACCCCATCTTCCGGAACCGCGAATCAGGTAGAAGTTAGCACGGCTGGCACCGCCGCCGCAATTCTTGCTCGACTCGTTATCGCTATAACTGGAGGCACTCCGTCACCTTCTAATTCTGTCGCGTATGGAACAGGGGCCGGTGACGCGACTAATGGTGTCGCAGGCATTTCCGCCACGCTCGGAACCAACCCAACGATAACTGTAAGTGCGACCAGGATCGGATCTGCAGGTAATGAAATTGTGTTTACGGATGTCGTGGGGCAGATGGTTGCTGCTGGAGCCAACGGTTCTTCTCCAGCAAAATTGACTGGTGGTATTGGAAATCAACAAGACGTTAATTGTTTCTGGTGGAAGGAGCGCGCCGAGCGCACGATTGGGGCAATCAGCGCTTCTGGGAATCCCGCAGTCAACGAGAACAGGACTGAGTATCTGTCTGCTTCATTGCAAGTTTTAAATCGACGGCTTGACTCGCCCTACAAATTCAGCGCTGTTGAGGTACGAAATATAAAGGGGGGTTCTAACGCCCCAACAAACGCAAAAGAAAAATCAGTACTATCAACGTTCGACAACGTTAAGGATGAAGATTCTACACAACTTTACCATGATTACGTATATATCTCAGGTTCCGATCTCGAACAAATTGAAGACTGCGATGACGTCTTAAAGCCAGTATTCACAGACGCGTCGGGCAATCCGGCTGCCAAAAAGAGGATATCGTATTATACTCACACTGGCTCAGCTAATGATGGATCCCCGACAGAGGTTGCCAAAGACAGCGCTCCATTTACGTTTTATTCTTCTTCCGTGTCCACAGGGTACGTTAAGGAGATTCAGGATGTTGCGGGCTTTGAAGGAACCGCACTAACCAATCTTCACAATGATTCATACGGTCCTGATTATGAGATACCACTTCAGGGTCCCTTCACCGAGAAATACGTTGGAGGCTACCAATATCGCCACGTAGACGTGAATTATTCATCCTCGGAACGCGATCTTAACACGAGGTACGACCGTCCTGAAGGTTTCCGCATAATAATGGGCGATGAGGTCGGCTCCTCCCCCGGCACTATAACTGTTGCTGGCGGTGCTATTGATTTCACAGGCTCTGCCGCCGATGCGAACGCTGGTTTCGCCAACAGAACAAGGGAAACCTATGCCAAGCGCCCGGTTAACATTGCAAACATTCAACAAGTTACAAGCTCTGGTGTCACAAAGATTGGCAACTTTGATCAGAATTACCAAGTGGTGCAAACAAGCGGAAGGAGGATTAACAACCTTTCGATAGAGAACCTCACGATTGCAAGTAGTGGCTCATCCTATGTCACTGGAGTTATTGATTATACTCTTCCCACCCGCACTACAAATAAGAGCGTTTTTGTCGAGAGATTCAGCGCCCCAGGTTCATCAGAGGTGATGGCGAGAGGAACACGAGACTACACTTCAGAAGAGTACTCTCCATACAACGCGCTTCCGTGGCGTAACCTCACGGTTCGCCAACCATTAAACTCTCTTTTTGCACAACACGCCGCTAAGTATGGGATGAAAGCAAATACGCTTTCAAGCTCGGCCCAATTAGATAATGTTCAGCACTTAATATCTGCCTCATATCATAAAGTTAACCAAAACGTTGCCAGAAGGTATGAGAATGATGCTCGGTGGTATAGCAATTATTCGATTTATTTTGATGGAACAAATGACCTCTACTTGTCTGGGTTGGCTATATCTGAATTAGGACTTCAAAACTCTTCTTTTTCTACTTTTGCTTGGATAAAGGTGCCTACTTCACTTTCGCAAGATGGAGTGGTTTTTTTCATAGGACCCGCCGGCGGCGGCCTCGACACCATACATCTCCGGGCTGAGGAATCCGGCGGCACCCTTGGCCGATTTTTTGTGGAGGCACAAAATGGCGCGTCTGCTATTAACTCTAGCACTTATAGTGCTCAGGCGGGTGAATGGATGCACGTAGGCGTGACCGGTCGCTATAACGGAGATGGTGGCATTACCTATTCTACTCTTTATGTGAATGGAAAGGCAGTAGCTAATGGCGCCGTATCGGCCTCCTATGCTGGCACGTCCAAAATTGGGATCGGCGCTGAAGATACCGGCATGACGTCGGAATTTAAGGGCTCAATAACCGATATTGCATTTTGGAATTCCGAACTTACAGGAAGTGATATCACACAACTTTATAAGTTTGGTGCCAACCAAGCAGGCCCCTGTGACCTCAACCAACATCCATGTTCTGGGACGCTGGTCGCTTGGTACCAAATGGGCAATGCTCCTTATATGGACTATGGAATTAATGCGGAACCATACATGCTGCGGGATAGTTCACGCTTCGAATCGCCGGCGCTCCCACATCCGGATGCAAACAACAATCCCCAGTTATTCGTTGACGCCCCTCTTGGTTCAATAATCCCAAGCCCGGGCAAGTGGGAGGCTGTCAAGGGGGGTATGGGTACTTATTTTGATGGTACAAGCGGCATGTATAAAGCGAATCTGTATGATATCATCCAGGGGCCGAGCATCGGCTACAACATCGATTTTACGATTGGTTGTTGGATAAAGGCGGAAACCCCCTCTGAGGATTACGGTACTGTCTGGGCGATTTATGATGAGGGGGGCACCGGCCTGGAACTCTTGTTGTGTGTTCGAAAGAGTGATGGAAAAATTGCTATTTATGAGGAGGAAGGTGATATCCCCGCATCCCCAGCGGCAGTATCGACAAATTCTATAGTCGATGGTGAGTGGCATTTTGTCAGTGTACTGCACTACGACTCCGGCCGCACCGCTGCTTTGTATATCGATGGAGTTTACGTCGACGAGGGAGGTTACTTTAAAATTACTTACAGCGGCGTCCCCAACCTGTGTGTTGGCGGCTCGCCCTCGGCCTCTGCCGACGGATACGGCGACGCCAATCCCGGCGCCTTCTTTAAAGGCGAAATGGCCGGTATGCAAGTCTATGACGAATATCTCTCCGTCACTGCGAACAAACATACGTGTAGGTATATAGGTTCTGATTCATACACATTTGGTCTCGTTAACCCTTATCAGTCTATGAGAGGCATCCTCGCCGCCGGCCCCGAACTGGGTATTTCCAGTTCCTTAAAGGCGTGGTGGAGATTTGGAAACACCCCCGGTGACACACCTGATTTGATAATCGATGGCGCCACGGGTAGTTTCCCCTTGATCCCTCACGACTCAGTCGCCGCCGGCTTCGTGCGCAGTTCCATGACTGCTAGCGGCCGCACCGTTGCAACTCTGGGCACGCGCATTTATGACAATATGTTTGTGCAGCATGCCATTCCTCAATCTGATTCACAATATATGTGGATAACTTCTTCGATGTTAAGTTCGGATGCGTTCGGATACACAACTTCTTCAACGGACATAACGTTTCTTAGTAGCAGCGATCTGGGTACGTACGTGGACCCCGACGACGCCCAGGCGCGCCGCCGCTACGCCACCCCGGTAGCACAGAAGGGCGCTGACCAATTCATTCATGATGATTTCGTGGGCCTCAATACCAACCTTTATGAGCCAGTTACTTCGAGTACGAATATCGCAGGGTATCCTTTGAGCTATAGTTGGGGCCTTCTGGGCGAGCGCGCCGACCAGATATATCAAGGAGGTTTGGTAGATATATGGTCAGCGTTCCCGGTTTCCACACGGACGGGGGGCGAAGTGAGAATGCTCAACGGACTCTTAAACCACCGAAACGGTCCCTATCAATATCCCTCATGGAAACAAATTAGAACAGGTGAGCATCCAGTTGCTAGGCAACATAAGAAAGAGAGTCAGCTATCTGTTCTTCCAATTGCACGTCAAACTATAAGGCAGCTTGGCAGCGATTATGACCACAAGTATAACGCAGATTCGCGTCGCAACTCCTTCGCGGCCCGCTCAGCATACATGATTAATGCTACACAGTCAATGGTAACGTCTAAGTACAAGCCATTAATTCATGAGATGGGCCCCCAGCGCTCGCCGAACGAGATTATTCTTACTGATACTTTCTCCAATCAAATGGAGACGTTTAATGAAGAAGTCAATACTGCTCTTTACACTTACTTATTGCCTCGTGATGTGGACGAGGTTCATACAAATATCATGGACGCCACCAAGAACGGCTATATGCCACCGGAACATGCCTTGAGAAAGTTCACCTATCAGGAAACAATCTTCCCTCGCGGCAAGAACGCTTTCTTGGCCAAAGTCAGACAGAGAGAAGCGTTTATTGTTGATTTCTGGCACCCACTCAGCGGCTCGCGCACGCCAACGAACTGGTACGACGTCTACACGCCCGCCGGCGACTTGATCCCCGCCGCCGAGCGTTACTGGCGCTATGTAAACTCGCAAGGATGGCCGATCGGGACCCAGAGTATATGGGTGTTGGATGCTCGTTATAACGGTCACGTCTCTGGTGCATCCAATGTCCCGTCCTCCTTCGGGAGAGCTGGTGAGTTGCAGAATCGATATAGTATTGCGTATGGCACATCGAGCGTCGAGCCCGGCGACTCCGAAACCCATTTTGGCTTGGGCGTGTCTTACAATCGCGCCGGTGTTCCGGGCCCCGATGCGGGAACATTTCGAGGTCTTGCTGGTGTACGATGGACAGCCGGCGCCGAGGCGGGGAAGAATCCTTTCTACTATGAATCGTATGATGCCTATGCGGCTGATATTCGAGTTAAAGCTCCGGATTATACAATAGTTCCTGAGTTCCGAATTAGCGATCACATGGCTTACTATATTACTGAACGCAATGGTGAGTTTGAGCCCCACTCGGACCCGTCCCGGGCCCGGCCCCCGACGCCTCCCACCTGGGGGTCGTTCGGCCGCGGCGCGCAGGTGCACGAAGAAGTGCCGGGGATGTTAAGCTTAACTGGGGCGGTACTCAATAACGCATTGCCCGCCGGCGTTGTTGCTAGTAGTTCAATGGACGGTTTCTTTGAAGAATATTCTTTGACAGACATGTTAAAGTACTTTGATGTGTTAGATGATATAAACGAAGGTACCGACATGAACCCCACGCGGTTAACCCTTAGTTGTCGAGCGATCAAAAAGTTCTTGCCGTATAACGGCTTCTATCCAGCACAAAGAAGTGTGCAATTGGCTACTTTATTCTCGCAGTCTTATGGGCCGGCAATGAGTTGCAGCGGCGCGCCTTGGCTAGCTGGCGGCCGCGGAATAGCACCGCTCGGCTTCTACCCCCCGGCCGATCAGCGTTTCCGAGCGGCCTTACAGCCTTTCTTCGCTCCTGGCATACTTTATAATACAATCAAGTCGGGTCTCGCCGTTGACTGGCCAATCTATACTGGTTCTGATGACTTCTTAACAGACCCTACAGCTAAAGATGCCGACTACAATGCGTACGTCGGGAAGAACGCCTCTGGTTCTTATATCTGTCTTAGCGCTAGTTATCGGGCGCCCTTCGAGTCCCTGCTGGAACCAGAGAGAGTCTTGAATAACATACGAGATATAGAACAACAATATATTGATGCTGACCACCCCACTCGTGGTGTGAACGAACCTGAGATTAATAGGACCGAGATAAATGCTACCGCATCTCTTCATGGTTCCTTCGATAGTCGGTATAAGATGGCGATGCACAATTTCTTGGCCGAAACAATTGACTTTTTCTTGAAGGATTCCACTCTTACTTCTTTGGTCTCCTTGCCTGACGGGGATGCAAATTTTGGTAATACGGGAAATTCTGTCGCTGATGTTTTTTCTATGGACGTTATAATTTCTCAAAACGTATCTACGGGTAGCACTCCTGGACCCCTTCCTGGCCCAGCGCACATGGGGTCCGCGCCCGATCCATCGACGCTAAACTTTCCTATGATGTATAATCAGATCCAGGGCAAGGGCGTCGCCGGCGAGACGGGCTGGACTGACTACACTGGTCTTGCATTCGGGCCCCCGGTTAATTCTTCCAAAGAAATGACGGACGGCCTCAACGCTGCTATTTATAACTGGCAATGTTTTCCTTTTACTCCTTCTCATCTTTCTTATCCTTCTATTGCTCGGCTTGAGTTTGTACCTTTCCGCGGCGCCGGCGAGGGGCAGGTCTATTCGTTGGATGAGATCCTTTCCAATATGACTGTGAAATATTATCATCTTGACGGCCTAGTTGATCCTGTTGGCGCCTTACAGTTTGGCCCCGCGTGGGTGGACGGCTCTCAAATAAGCGCATCCCTTAATATTTCTCAAAACCCTGCAGAACTGGTAAAAGTAAGAGCAAAGGATGTATCATTTGGTGCGATATCAAGAGCGCCAGAGGGGCTCTCCGATTCTGAATCGGAGGTATTGGTAATTCAAAGTCGCTTTGAAACGCCTATCTTGGATTTTAGATCGTCTTCTTTAGCAGCTAGGGGGATTTATCCGCAGCCCCCCATTACTCATACTGATGCCAACAGTATCGTAACTTTTGGCATGTGGCACCAGTATGGCGCCACGCCGCCACCAGGCGAAGGGATCTTTTTAGAAATTAGGGATAGTGTTAATGCTGATGTATACGACCAATCGCTTCTACAGTGGGGGCGCCTCTATAACCTAGATACGCCACCCGTCCGGACAGCCGTTACAGGCTCGCTCGTTGATTTGATGGGTTTCAAGCGTGGAGCAGAACCGCTTGGAAAGCCTGCAATTGAAAAAGAGATCAAAGAGGCCGTTGTAGCAATTCCGTATCAAGAGACTCCGGATGGCAAGGATTTCTATCCCATTTCTACACAAGACGCGCACTTTGCTTTGTCGCTTCTGGAAGAGAACACGGTTCTCCCTACTTCCAATCCTTATTTCGAGTTAGCCGAGCAATTTCGAAAAATGGGTGAATATGTCATGCCACCCCAGTTTAATTGTCTCTATTACGATGGTTGGCGCGCCGGGCCACAAGGCCAAAATCGCCCTGGCACGGTGCTACCTATTTCGATGTTTATATTTGAGTTTAAACACCAACTAACGACTCTTGACGTTACTGATATCTGGCAAAACCTGCCTCCATCAATCCATGAGAGGATGGAGACAGCCACGGCTACGATTAGTGACGACCTCTTACTCAATGATCTTATTCACCTGCAACGACACGGCCGCACCCGCGATATCCGAAATATTAAATTTATGGTGTTCAAGGTTAAACAGCGCGCCAAGATGAATTATTACCGTAAAACTTTGGACAGCGCTGATGACGCTCGCTTTAGTTACGAACAGCTTTTCGGCCGGCCCGGAAGCTCGAAAAGCGCAGAACCACCATACAGTTACAACTGGCCGTATGACTTCTTCTCCTTAGTTGAATTAGCTAAGATAGACGCGTCTGTCGAGTATACAGCGGACGCGCCTGCGCCACCCCCGGCTCCCGCCGGCGACATCGCTGGGGCTGCCGACGGAGGGGATGAATAATGTCGTTTTATAATAAAAAAGAAGATGTCATTGATATTGAGTTAACCACTCATGGTAAAAGACTTTTGTCTGAGGGCAAATTTAAACCTGTCTACTACAGTTTCTTTGACGACGACATTATTTACGACGGAAATGCCGGCGGAGTAGCGGAGGCTCGCAATGATTCACAACCCCGCATCACAGGTTCTCTACGAATTAAAAACCAGGTAAACTATGTGGGCGCTGAAACATCGGTTAAACAAGTGATCAACGAAGTGCGCACCGAAAAGCCTGAAATTAATGATACTGATTTCATACCATTTCAGAGCGTGAAAGAAAAAGAATACGCCTTGGGTCCCCCACTTGGTACCGCCAGCCCAGCTAGCGAATTTATACCCGCATGGAAGGTTAGTGCCTTACGTAACCAATTTGATAGTGCGTCATCATATCTAACTTCTAGCGTTGTTGCTGATCGTCCTGGTGGTCCCCCAGCCCACCCTTCACGACGTATTCCACAGGTTACGGCTAACCTGAATTGTGTATTAGAGACTGTCCAGAATGTTGATGATTGGGGGTATGAGGATTCTGATGACGTTGAGATAATCCACGTATTCAATGATCGCAGTGCGATAATCTTTAAGAAAGAAGATCTGATCTTAGACTTATTTGAAGTTCACGGTGTCTTTTCTAAAGAAAATTTTGATATAGAAGTAACTGAGCTTAATGGTACTGTTGACTTTTTGAACAACGAGCGTGCCACAACCTGTCATTATACCGGTTCGGCCATGTCCTTTGCCAGTGACGATGCCAATCTTGCAATAAATCCTGTTCTAGATTCTACTTATGTTGAGTACTTTTTAGATATATTTGTGGACAAAGAAATTGACCAAGATATAATGTGCAGGCTTAAGCCAGCCGATCCAGCAAAGGGTATTTTTGATAAACGAAGTGTGGAGTGCACTACTGATGACGACGCAAAGAATGAAGACGTTTATGGTATTCCACTCAATGAGGAGGACGGTCTCGGGCCGTGTGAGGATTAGCAATGGCGGATTATCTTAATGCTGTAGACTCCACAATCCCAGAAGTCAGGGTTCGACGTATTTCACTTTCTTCGGGTGGCAACACGATTATTGAAGATAACCCTCATATTGTGGAGACTGGGTTTGAGGGCCCTAACCCTAGGGCAGCAGAGACTGCGGCAAGGATAAGCAACGCCGTAGATGATTTTTATGATATTACCTCGCCAGCTTTGACGGCTGATGAACGTCGGGAGTATATCGCTCGCGCGTGGAGTGGGGATCCTAATCCACGTCTTCATCGCCCCTCCGGCACCTACCTGGAAATGGTTAGAGACTTTTCACGAGATAACGGGCGCTACTTACAAATTTTTAGAAACTGGGCCTGGGCGCGCCTTTCAATTGATTCACGTCCCGCAGCTAACCGCTTAGCTCACTGGGTGGAAATCTTTAATAAGGCTAAGCATGCTTACGCCGTCAACAAAATTGTGCAAGAGTTCCTTGCGAAGACTGCTGTTAGACAAGGTCCTTGGAAGACCGCCAGGTTTGAGGATGTTTTTAATCGAGGCAATAATCCTCAAGGAGGATTCAGGAGGAATTATGGGTTCTTGCGCACAGACGCCCAGGTTATTGACAAATTTGGGCCCATTGAGCCTTGGAATTTTCCTGAGGGTGACTGGTTATACCGCACCTCCGCAGCATATGACCCCGGTTCCTATAATGCCGTCGGTCGCACAGGCACTCCCGAACTCTTACCAAATTTCGCAATTGATGAGTTGATTAACTTTATCAACTCTCCAGACTTATCTTCGGAATACGTTTTAAGTGCAGATACAGAGTTATTATTGGGAGCGTCCCCCTCTTATAATATAACTTTGGCAGGTCTGAAAAACCTAGAAGATGTCTACAGTTCTTTATATCCGCGTGGCAAGGAACTAGACGGCCACCATCATACAGCGTTACAAACGATTGTTTTGCCATTCATCTATGAGATAGTCCGCCGGGCCAGCGTATTGTATTACCAAGACTTGATTGGGGAACAGATTGCGGGACAACAAGCTTGGGATGCTGCGACTGACAGATCTGTGCTGTATACTGCTCAAAGCAATATGGACGATATGGACTCTACTGTTTCGGTAAAGACTCTAATTAACGTTAAGATAACCCAGCCGGCCAACACGGTTTTTAGTACTCTTATGTCAGACGAACAACTAGCACAACAACTGGAGTTCCTCGCTGTCTGGGTAAAAGAGGAGGAAAATCATCACCTTCCGGTAAGCGAGATTCACGAGTATGTTGAACAACTTTTTAGGAACGCAGCAACAGAGACTGGTTGGAACCAGTTATTTAAAATTGATTCGCCAAACCCCAGAGATTATGTTGACGCAGGATTAAATGGCCGGGCCCAGGGTAGGATCGTGGCACAGGTCTTCAACATTTTCGAAATGATGAGTACGGGGAACAACCCATATTCCGAACTTCAACGTGAGGCTGTTCTCGATAAAGACGGCAACAGAACATGCGATATTAACTTTGAGTTGCCTGAACAAGTCCTGGCAACAAACCCAAGAAGCTTGAGGTTATATATATTACCGTATTTGAATGTTGTTGGGTTTGTACAACAGCTCAACCAATCGGCCGATGTTGACTTAGCTACTGTGCTCAACCCAACGTATTTCGGCAAATACGCACCCTTCTTTGTCGGCAATCCAACAGGGGAGAACATCATAGAGTCCGGAGCATTAGTAAGGACTAGTAGTGTATTCTTCGTGGATCAAAATATTGAAGGTTATCGATCCGGCGAACAGTGGAAGGGCCCAGTATTTTATGATTCTGGTCTTTATGTTGGCGAGGACGAGCGTGGCGGCCAGCTAGAGCGCGGATGGTATGGCGGGAATCGCCGAGACTCAAGCAAGGTTCAGCCCCGCTTAAGGATAGACTACCTTCCAAATAATAAAATACAAGACAATAGAATCATAGATAAGGCCCAGCGTTTTGAGTATAATTTGGGTTTAACGAATATTAAAGAGTTCTTGCCCTCAATTGGAGGAGTCAATCAAGAAAACAATAATGTGATATATCAAAGATTGGATCCGGTGACAGATATTCATATAACTTCTGACTCTGGTCGAGTCAATAAACTGTTTTTTGGAATTGACATGGAAACAGCCGTTTTTCAGAATTCTCCAATAGGCGCTTTCTTCCGACGCCTCTCCCCTCCAGAAAGAAGAGAGGTGATGACGCGTGTGGAAATTAAATCTTTGGAGGTAATAAGGCATCAAATTAGAGATCTTCAGGTCCACAATCGACTTGGAGGCCCAGACACTGATTATCCGAATGTAGGCACCAGAGAGACTGCAACCGCCCCGGACATTGTAATAGACAGTGCGGATATCGACGGAACGTTCCATAAAAATTCGACCATAAGCGGAAAACTTCGCGAAGTAACGGATCTTCTAGCGAATAAGCATAATGGCGAGTTTACGGCTGCCTCCTCAACACAAGCTAACTTTGCATACCAAACTGGGAAAGCAAGGTTCTTCTCTGCAGAGGATTTATCCGCCGCCAATTTGACTGGCGGAGCCTACCAGTACGGCGTCAGGTTTAAAATACTTGATAAAACACAGGGTTATCTGAGTGAACGGAGAACACAGTTACGAGGGCTATTGAACGACTTATCACAGTATTACAATCTTCTGATGGTTAATGGAGTAAACGCCGTCCAAAATTCCCAAGATGGTAAAGGATATGGAATAAGTGTTGCCCAGGATCGCCAAGCCAATGGAAACTATACTGTAAGAGGGAACTACAACAACGCTCTTAATCGTCCTAGTGATTCTTTTATTCGAGCGATGGAGAGTGCAGCCAGCGGTATTCCGCAACCGGTCAAAACGATTGCACAGCGACTTTATAAGCGTAATGGTGTGTTTATTAACACTTTGGCAACTCTCTCTGCGGATCCGTCTAGTTTTAACCGAGAAGAGGTGAGCAATATCTTGAGAGGCTTTCTGGGGGTCTGTACCTGTTCCAGAAAAACAGTCTATAGGATAATGGATTTGTTACAGAACACTATGTCTAAAATTGACGAACTCCTTTCGATCGCGGTTAAGCCACACTACCCTAACTCAGAGGTCTGGGCAGCCCGTCCAGCCGGCGCCCGTCCCCCGCGGGACTTCGCCATAGAAAGACGGTCCAGCAAAACCATCCAAGCTGGCCGTACAGCCGCTAATGGATATTACTATCTAAATGCGCGTTACACGGTGCCCAACAATGCCCGTGCAATTAGCGCTACGGACGGAGGAGACTGGCAAAGGTGGGAGGAAAGGTACCCTGATGGTATCAGAATCCTTGGCCATGAATACATCACCGCGCTTTCGAAAAAAGAAGTGAAGAAGAGCTTTTTCGATCCCAGCTGGGGAGGTATTTTGGAAAACATCGGCAGCGACGCCGGAGGTACCCCAGACTTTGCAAAGCCCTCTCAATATTCATATCTCACGCCACAGTACATCGTACTGGACGCACACGGGAGTAACTCTAACCAAACCATGGAAGACATGCAAAGATTCCCTGAAAGCTTGCAGAACTTGGACTTATTTGTATTTGAACATGCGTATAATATAGCTGCCACCCCGGCGCATTACATGGAAGGCCTTCGCAGCTATGACCTGATGGTTGCTCGCATACGTTTGCTCAATAAACTTATTGAAACAGACAACGTGCCTGCTATTAAAGAGGATTTTTATACCCGTCCTCCGCAGTCTCCAAACCGACAGAACCCAAATAGAAATGACCGGTACCGTCTTGGGGACACCCTTGATAGTATATTCGAGTTTCAGAACGCTACCGTGTTTACAAAGTCAAGTTATAATTACTTATTAAATAGGATGGTTAGAGGAGTAGAAAACTTAGCAGAGGTCGTTCAACAAGATGACGATTCCCCATCCGCCGCTTCGATAATGGGTTTGGATGATTCATTTACTGGCTACCTCGATCCCTACGCCGTCGGCGCTCAGCTGGGCTCTAATGCATACTTCAGAACTTTCAAAGTACCTAGTTCTGCCGATACTGCCAAATTCTTTGATGCGCTGTTAGACTCTCAGAAAACATCTTTGTCTAGAAAGTATATAAACTTTCTCTTTTCTGATGTTAATGGCCCCGAATGGCGGCGCGCCGAAGCAGCCCTGGAAGCAGGAAATGCATATAATAGTCTACCCAACTCTGTTAAACTCATACTAACAAATGGACACCCAGAACCAGATCGCTACAGAAACCCCTCTAACTTGTGGGCACGTAACTACGATGGCTTTGTGGACATTCACTTGAATAAGACAATGGAGATCCAAGTGTTAAAGGGATTCAATACCATGCAAGACGATAGTGGCGGAGTCTTATTAATGGATTCACCTCGCTGGGAAAAGGCCACCGCTCAAGATTTTGATTACAATGTTCTTTGTCGCCTGGTACCATATCAGAATGATGCACTTAGAGTTATACACCCTTCATATTTAAACATGACTGTGTTTGATGATATGTTTATAGTGAAAGGACGTCTCACTGCAGATCAAGAGGCCAACCCTGTTGCCGTGCCCGAACTCCAGGCTGCTGAACCCCAGGGCGCCTGCGACACGATTTATGCTGTGACGCTGCCAATGCGAGGAGTCCAGTAATGCCCTATAAATCTAATATTACTACATATTTTCCAGAGCTTATTTTTAAGAGCCCAAGTAAAACCAACTCTCGAAGTAGATACTATCGCCCCCTGGGGTTTGGAGAAGCAAACCAACGGGCAGCCCTCTCGATTAGGGAATATTTTGGTAGTTATTTTACTGGTGAAGACTCTCATCACCGTAACACCAACGAGATGTGGCACAAGGCTGTCGATATGCAGACCATCCATAACGCAGCCGAACGCCCCGGCGCCCCGGGAGCCCTCCGTACAAGCGAGGGGACGCTCCACGGACGCGATATGACCCTTAAGTCAGTTGATTTCCCCCGCTCCCCAGATATTTCAACGGGCTTTACTGGCCCAACGCCTGTTTGGGCCCCGGCCTATTCTCTAGGGGTGCGCGAGGGCGACGGCCACGTCCATGCACAGACAGTTAAAGGAGATGTACAAGATTTAGAATTAAGAGTGTTGGGTATCTCCATTAATGAGTTGGTGCAAGAGCAAAACCCGGGCGAAACTGCTCATAATTATTTGTTTTCAAAAGCTCTTAAAACCACAAGACTTGGCGATTTTAACGTCGCTACCCAGGAATGGGATAGACATGATGGGTTCCCTTCCTATATGGGTACTCTACGTGAAGGAATGTATTTTGATGACTTCGTGTTTGAGACACCGAGTCCGCTTCTACCTTCTGATATGAATGCTGTGTTGGTGAACAACCCGTTCTATTTATCAGTGAAGCCCGAATACAGTTATTTAGTACCCTCGTACGAGGAAAACATAGCAAATCATAGCTTAAGCGACACTGCTTTACCAAGTTTGTACGCATTCACCTCAGAAGCTTCGGGACAATTTAGAGACGCGGATAATTCAATTTTTAACCAACTGATTACTTTAAACGGTCGGATTGATGGAATTATGGTTGACCAAGTTGAGGATAATATTAAGGTTAGCGATGTTGATGAGGGGCAATACTTCCAGAAGTATGCAACTGCGGTTTCTGCCATGGCGGAGAATGATAATTTAAGTGATTTGAGCGAACTGTCCGATGATTATAAGAATGTTTATTTTGCTAATGACTCCTATAACCTGTTAAAAAGCTCTCATGAGAAAAGGAATCTCTTCCCGATGCACGTCGAAGTGGAAATGAACACCAGTACCGACACTAGTTTCGTGGAAACGATGTCGGAACTCAAAATTAACAATTTCATTCTTCCGAGGATGTTAGACCCAGAACCTCCTCTCCCTGGCGTTCGACCCTCCTCGACTCGAATGGTACGTATCGTTCAAAAACAACAGACGACTCAGGATGTAGATTCCCCGTTGTTGACAGCGTCACGCCCTGCGTTTAACTCCGTACGTACGCTGCCCTTTAACGCTTCAACCTTTAAAGATGACTACCTTGCTCCCCTCACAGGCCCTGATGCACAAATTAGCAATGTAGTTATCTATGGACCTACAGGCGATCGCATCTACAACGAAATGAACAACGACGAGCTTTACAAGACAATAGCGTCCGCGATGACCTCAGCTAAATTAGAACAGACTTACGAAGCTAACAAGCGTACTTTTTTTGATATACTTTCTGGCACACCTGCATACTCCGAGGTGGTTGGCTATGAGATTTGTAAGTACCGATCGGCCGCCGCTTCGCAACTTATTTCAAAGACAATCATCCCAAACTCTAATAAATTAGACGTTATAAAATATATCGACACACAGGTGCGTTATAACCGACTTTATGAATACCGAATTAAACAACTGGTTCTTGTTTTCGGAAGCCGTGTTTACTTTGACGAGACACCGGGGGTCGCCGCCCACCTCCCCGCGAGGCAGATCAACTCCCCAGGCGCCTGGCGCATGCCCCAACCGGGCGCCGACGTGCAGTCCTTCCCTAACGGTTCGGCTTTTTTGCGCACGATCGTGGTACCTAATATAAAGTTGTGCGAAGTCGACTATGGCGAGTCATTATCTGCCCGCGTGGTCGACGATCCTCCGCCCCCGCCTGAGGTTCATCTTGTTCCTTACAAGGGCAAAGATGACAGAGTGTTGTTCAACATTAATAATTCTTTTGGCGAATTTGTCGCCCCTGGCGTCCCGATTGAGGTCGATGGGGATAACAACGATTTGGATAAGTTTTCTAGAGTCAGGGAGACCCAGGGAAACTTGAGGAATGACCGAGGACAGGAGGTCGTCAGGTTCACTGGTGACGACATAGCGAAGGAGTTTCAGATATATCGCCTAGAACACTGGCCATCTTCATATGAAGAGTTTGCAGGCGCAGAGCTAGAAACTTCTCCTCTCGATACGACCTATCGTGGTAGTAGGTATGATTCTCGCTCTTTGGTAGATTACATCGAGCCTAATAAGTATTATTACTACACGGCTCGAACTGTGGATTACCATGGTTTTATTTCTAACCCTACCGAACTTTACGAGGTTCGCATGGTCAACAATGATGGTATCATAATGCCGTCCATTCGCATCGTTCCGTTGGCGCCCTCTGGGCTCACAAGAATACCCTCACGAGATATGAGGAGATATATACAGATTGCCCCCAACTATGCAAACCAAATGATAACGCCCGATCAATTGGCCACGGTACTAGAAGGGGTGCCAATGCCGGAGTCAACGAAAGATATTGATTTACAAGATATAGAGGTGGGCATGAATATCCCGAGTGTTTGGGGGCGAACTTTTAAACTACGATTTACCTCGCGAGCAACCGGGAGAAAGTTTGATGTGAACCTGGGTGTTAACTTGACCAAGAAGGGTGAAGAATAAGATGCCTTTTGATAAAAAGAAGCACTATTTATTAAAAAACACTAATTATAAACAGTATAATGGAGATACAGTATGGCATTTTTAGATAACTCTGGGGATATAATTCTTGACGCAGTCTTAACCGATACGGGGCGCATGCGCCTTGCTCGCGGAGACGGCTCGTTTAGAATTGCAAAGTTTGCTTTAGGTGATGATGAAATTAACTATGGCTTGTATGACAAAGGGAACGCTAGCGGATCCGCATATTATGATTTAGAGATTTTGCAAACGCCAGTTCTGGAGGCATTCACCAACAATACGTCATTTTTAAAATCAAAACTTATGACAATTGCCAGAACCAACTTACTCTATCTGCCGATCATGGAGATCAACGAACTCCTCGCCGGCACCGCCAGAAATACTAATTTACAAACCTGGGTCGTTGCAGCCGACACCAATACTGTGAACGCCCTATGTGTCGGCGCCGCCGACACGGTGGGGACGGTTATCCGGGGCCCCGACACGGATCCGGTATTTGATATAGTCTTGGACCAAGGGCTTGACACAACAGAGATTCCGTCGTCGTTTGCTTTGGATCCAGATTTGATCGAGAACCAATACATTATGGAAATTGATAACCGTCTTGGCCAGGTGACAAACGACGGCGGCGACGTCCAACCTGTATCTTTTATCGATGATGACAGTATTGCTAGCTATTATATTTCCCAAGTTGGAGGGAGCATGATAACGACGACTTTGCGGGGCCCCTCCCAGAACCCCAACTCACCCATTGCAGGCCCACGCGGAACGAGACTTACCTTCAGCCTCAAATCCTCAGTGGAGCTTCAAAGTAGTGAGTTTCTCTTTGATAGACTCGGCTCCACAGATACTACTAGTGTTTTAGCTACAGCGGTCAAGACAGGCGGCACCGCCGGCACAAACTACACAGGCTTGAAGTATATTGACTCAACGGTTCGTATTACAGGAGGACAGACTGGCTATCGCATTGATGTGCCAGTTAGGTTCGTAAAAGTATATAACGCATAAAGGAAGCAGGCAACAATGGCAACAACATTTAAGAATTTTTTAAATAGCGATCTCACAAACACGAGAACGCTATTGCATGAAGCAATCCCGATGACGGGTTCGATTTTGTCAGGTACGTACATCACGAATACCGAAACAAATATCAAGAACTTTGGCCACGGGATGTTCCAATCAGTTTACGACTACCCTTATCTGAGTTCTTCTGCTAATCATATCGTAGACATTACAGTTGGCATGAGCGCTTCCTCTCCTGTCTCCTCTTCCGACTCCACCCAGGTTACCCAACAAGCCAAAAAGATCAATATTTACAATCAGATGGCTCAGGTACTCATGGGATACAATGCTACTGGTTCTGCTATTCGTGGCTTTGACCGTGACGGTAACACCGCCGGCGGCTCAGATGGACTAGCCGAGGTTTTCTTCCTAAGCTTCTCTAGGCTCTTAACGAAGGACGAAATTAAGAAGGGTTCATTCACTATAGATCTCTATACTGGTAGTTCCGCAACCGGCGCGATTGATAACTCTACCTCCATGACCATCTCTGATTACAATGCTGCGAATAACTATCGTGTTAACTCCCCCGCAGGCGAGTATGGGTTACTTTTGACCTCCTCGACAGCGCTCCTTGTCACTGATAAAGCCAACAGTAATGTCGCTGGCCTTGTTTTCTATCAAGCTGGTATCGTAGTCCTCACAGCAAGCGTGTTCAGTTCACCAGTGGCATTCTATAGCGAATATCCGGATGTATATGGCGCCCAACCGGCGCAGATTGGAAGCGGCTCCGGCGGCCGAGGTTATTTCGGCTCCGCCATCACCGGTTCTTCAAACATGATCCAGCTTTTTGCGTCGCAGTCGATCTCCGGCGCCGCAGATGGGTTTAGAGGCCGAGTGAAGAACATCAGCTTTAACAACACTACTGAGCTGAACTCGACTATTTACTTCTGCCGAGCTAACCATAACGAGTTTAACTATTCGTCAAACCCGACCTATGTCAGTGAAAGCAAGATTGTTGTTAAAGATAACACTACGGACTTGCCCCTTTCGTATATCACTACCATCGGCATGTATTCAGCAGATAACGAGTTACTGGCTATGGCAAAGATATCGGAACCACTTAAGAAAGATCCTAATACAGAACTTACTCTGAGGGTGCGCTTAGATTATTAAGTGAAATGTATATATACAAGTTCAACGATGGCGATCTCCTAAACAACACAATTGAAACAAACCCTGAATGTACTTTCTATGTTTACGGTAGAACTCTTGTACACAACAACAGCCCTGCTATATCTGGCGCCTTTACAGACCCCGTAAAACACGTTCCTCGTGGATATGTGTCTCTTTATGAGATGAATGTTGACCGCTCAGCGGGCAATCTAATCTACCCCTTTATAACCAAGGATGGGTCTCAGGGCGCATTCAACACTATCACTACGACCTCATTCAACCAGTTCTCCTATGGCGACACCCTGACCGGAAGCTATCCTTTATCGGCCAGCATCTCCAAAGAATATTGGGGCGCGGTAACAGATGCTGCTGCCCGAACAACAGGTTCAAATCATATTACATCGCTTGAGAACACATTAAACTATTATCGTTATTTGAGCCCTCATTATGCTTTTAGCTCGTCGGTGGGTATAGATCTGCATTGGAATAAGGCAACCCAACAGTTGGGCCTTGTGAGCATCCCTTCTATTTTTTATGGCTCTTCAATCAAGAAGGGTTCCATGAATCTTAAGTTCTTTATTTCAGGGACTCTAGTGGGCGAGCTTCATGACGCAGGGAAAAACGGTGAACTTATTCAAGTTGGACCAACCGGCAGCAACGGTTCGGGAAGCGTGGCTGGTGTCGTCTTATATAACGAGGGCTTCTGCGTACTCACAGGAACGTGGGATTTGACCGCAAATAGTACAGCGATGGGCCCAGCACACACAGAAGCATATGTTGGGGCTGCTTCTCCTCCCAACTGGACATACTTTGCAAATGGTGTAGGCACGTTCGGTGGCACAAATACACAAACTGATATCGCTGTCAGTTCTAGCTTCTATATGAAGTTTGATGGTACCCAGCATGTACCTACGATTACTATGTTTGCAAGCGCTCCTCGCAACCATCTTGTACATTCCAATAATCGCACTTATCAGGACATTACTCAGTCGGCCACACCGGCCACTTCCAGCGGGGGTTACTACGAGGACCCACAGGTGGCGATTAAGAATATTGCAAGCAGTTCTTTCACCGGTTATGATCAGTCATATGAAAAGATCACATACATAAGCCGGGTCGGGATATATGATGAAGACAAGAACTTGATTGGAGTGGCCAAGTTGGCAAACCCAGTGAAGAAAACTGCTTCTAGAGAATTTACATTTAAATTAAAATTGGATATATGATTTTAGGACTAGACGTCTCTACGTCAATAACAGGCGCAACTGTTGTTGACAAGAACGGAGAAATATTATTTTGCGAATCTTGGGATACCAGGAATAAGAAGCGCTTCCCTACTTTATGGGATAAGGCAATTTTCATTGAAAATAAACTGAAAGACGTAAAGGTGAGGAGAGGATACAATATCGAAAAGGTTTATGTGGAGGAATCCTTACAAACCTTTAAGTCCGGATTCTCATCAGCTAAAACTTTATCAACTCTTGCCAAATTCAACGGCATCGTTAGTTTTACGTGTTACAAGGTTTTTGGTTTGCAACCAGAATTTATTGGAGCTTCATCAGCCCGAAAGCTGTGCGGTATCAAGGTCGAAAGGGGTCGCAAAGCCAAGGAAGTCGTCTTGGAGTATCTTCTTGACAACGAACCAAGTTTCAGTATAGAATATACAAAACACGGTAATCCAAAACCGGGCTCTTGGGATCGATCGGACTCGATCATTATTGCGAGAGCAGGTCTGAAGAAATGGGAAAGTGGGAACTAGTTACTGGTATGCAGCTTTTTTTTGAAAATTGGCGTGCATACTTGGGCGAGGGAACTGGCATTACTCCTTTTCAGCTTTACGTCGATTTAGACGGAGTACTTGTCGATTTTCAGCGTGGTGCTACAGAGGCCATTAACATCGATTTAAAGGCCCCTGAGAGCGTCCCTGAGCGTCTTAAGAAGAGGTATGATAAAATGGCTAGGGCCTTAGAGGAACTTGGCAGAGATCCACAGAATCAGGAAGATTGGAAAATCACCGCAGAGGATTTTGACAAGAAATCGCCAAACAGAATAAACGCCGTGAGAAATTATATGTATCCCAGACTTCAGGATGATTTGCAGTTCTGGTCTGAACTGAACTGGATTGAACCTGACGGACGCGTGCTTTGGGAACTAGTCAAAGATGTTGAGCCTCCACCTGTTATTTTGACATCGCCTATGCATGGTCAAGCTTCCCATGAGGGAAAAGAGTTGTGGGTGCAGAATGAAGAGAATTTAGGGTTGCCTTTGGAACGTGTCATCGTCGAGAGAGATAAATTCAAATATGCGGTCGGTGATTCTGGTACACCAAATGTACTTATCGACGACACTCCTGAAAAAATTGCGTTGTGGGAGCAAGCCGGCGGCATCGGTATTCTACACACTTCGATGACGGATACTTTGAAAGAGCTAGCAGGCCTGGGAGTGGGTGCCGAGCCACCGGAGGAGACGCCAGAATGAAACCATATCTTAAAAAGTGGCACAAATATATCAAAATTGATGAAATGGCCACTCGTTGGAAGGAAGAAGGGCTTGAAG